ATGAAACGAGCGGAAATCAAGCGCCGGCCGATGGCCGATACCACCCTCTCCAGCCTCGAGCCCGAAGAAAAAACATACCGCGAACACGACGGACAGGGGCTGTATTTTCGGGTGAAACCATCCGGCCAGAAGCTGTGGGAGCTACGGTACTCGAAACCAGGCTCGAAAGCCCGCTCTTGGCTGGGCCTCGGCCCTTACCCTAGCGTCGGTGGCGCCTTGGCCAGGACCAAGGCTCAGGAAGCGCGCACGCTCATCGCCCAAGGCATAGACCCTTCCACCCAGCGCAAAGCGGTTGAGGCGGAAGAGAAGGCACAATCCGAGAACCTGTTCGAACTCTTGGCGCGAGAATGGTATGCCACGCGCAAAGCGGGCTGGGGCGACGGGTATGCCAAGCGAGTAATAGGCGCCCTGGAACTGCATGTCTTTCCGAGAATGGGTAACCGGCCCTACGCCGATATCACCCCGATGGAATGGATGGAACTGTTCCGCTCCATGGAGAAGAAAGGCATCCTCGACCAGATGGGCAACGTGCGCCGCTTCTGCAAAGAGATTTACGACCTCGCCCGGGTTACCGGCCGGGCGATCAACAACCCTGTCGACGGCCTCGACAAGTTCCTCCAGAAGAAGCAGTCCACGAACTATGCCCACGTCGAACAGGTCCAGCTTCCCGCTCTCCTACGTGCAATCAGCGCCTACAACAACAGAACAGTCAGGATTGGGCTGCGCCTGCTGGTTATCAACGGGTTGCGGCCCAGCGAAGTACGAGAGGCCCGCTGGAGCGAAATCGACTTGGACAAAGCCATCTGGGAAATCCCGGCTGAACGGATGAAAAAACGGCGGGCGCACATCGTTCCGCTGTCGACCCAGTCAGTCGCTTTGCTCAAGGAACTGCAACTGTACTCAGGCTCCTACGATCTGCTGTTCCCCGGGAGGAATGACCGTACCAAACCGCTGAGCAACATGGTTTTCAACATGGCCCTTCGCCGCATGGGCTATGAAGGGATGCAGACTGGTCACGGCTTCCGCCACATCGCATCTACCATTCTGCGGGAGAACGACTTCCCGAAAGACCACGTTGAAGCGCAACTGTCCCACGCAGAGGAAGGCGTCGCCAGGATCTACAACAAGGCCACTTACCTTGAGCAACGGCGCACGATGATGCAGTGGTATGCCGACTACCTCGCCGCGCTCGAGCGCGGCAACGTGGTCCAGTTTGATAAGAGGGCCTGAACAGGCCCTCAGTCCGCTCTCACCGCCTCGATCTGCTTACCGACCTGATCAGTGATCAGGCTGCGCATCAGCGTGAGCCTGTCGATTTCCTTGCGCTTCCAGGCGCCGTCCCGGTCAGAGCGGCGCACGTTCTCCATCTGCTTGTTGATCTCGCTGATACGACGCTGCTGGCGGTTGAGCTGCTGCCGCATCGCCAGGATGCCGCGCTTCTCGGCTGCCAGATCCTGCGCCTCTGCCGTTTTCCCAAGCCCTTGCAACTCGCGCACGTCCGAGTAAATGCGGTTCGCCTCGCGCAGCCCATCGTAGAACAGCGTGCTGTACCGGGTGTAAGGCGCTGGTGCGCCCAGATCGCGATAGAAGCGGCGAATCGGTTGGTACTCGCTCCAGCGCTTGTCCGGCGCCTCTTGGCCAGTTGCTCCGCGCCATACCGTATCGATGATGCCGGCCGCGTTCGCACCCACGGTACCGAAGTAGCCGCGGATCAGATGATCAGCCTGCACAGGCGAAAGCGCGAACGGCGTTTCATCGCCAAACACCCGGCTCGCGCTAGATACGGCCTGCGCCGCCACGGTGGTGCTGTCCCTGGAGCGCAGCCCCTTGCTCAGACGCTCCATGCCTGCTGTTTCGATATCGCGACCAGTGAAGGCATCCCGGTTGGAGTAGATATCGATCACCGGTTGGAACATCTGCGGCACTGGGTTGAAGCTGAAGGTCTGCATCATCATGTCTTTCAGGCGATCGGCGAACAGCTTGCCGGTCGCCTTGTCGTCGACGAGCTGCTCGGTCACGCGCTCGGCCATGGTGGCGATCGCCCCCACCTCGAACGGCTTCGGGATGAAGAACGCATTGTCACCGATGCGGATAAACCAGTAGGCGTCCTTCTGCCAATCCTCGAGCTTGCGGTATTCATCATCATCCGCATTCGCCAGATACAGGGCAATGCTGGCCAGCGTGAGCGCGCCAGTCACTGCACTGAATCGTGCAGCAGCCTGCTTGTCACTGGTGGTACCCTGCCCCATGGCCGTCAACAGCGCCGGCTTGACGCCAGAGCGATACAGCTTGTCCAGGCCTTGCAGGCGCGCATTGAGGAACGGCACCACTCGAATCAGGAAGCGGATCGCTGGCCACGCCCCGTGCTGGCTGAAGTCCATAATGTCACGCGCCTCATAAGCAGCGCGCAGGCGCCCCAGGTCATCGACATTCTGCAGGTAGGTGGCCGCACGGCTCACGTTCTCGGCGGTGTCTGCTACCTCTCCCCAGCGCCGCCAGCCAGCTCGCAGCAGCTTCGGTACCATGCTCACATCCGTCACCAGTTCTGCACCGGTAACGGTCTTCTTCAAACTGGCCTTCACCTCGTTCACGTCAGCGCCGTACAGGTGGCCGAAGCTGAACGCCCCGCCGCTGGCCTGCATTTCCGCCCTGGTGCGCGCATCCCGGTAACCCGCAACGCCCTGCGACAGGTTCTTGAACAGGTTTTTACTGGTCGGTGAAGTCGCCGAGGCCTGCATCAGGTCGCGCATGGTGTTGGCCAGGATGAACTGCGGCGTAACCGTGGTCATGTTGGTGAACAGCCGCTTGAAGGCCGACATGGTCTGCACCGCCAAGTTATTCAAGCCAGGATCTGCCAGAGCAGTTAGCGACTCGAATACCAGGGGATCATCGATCTCGTAGAAGACACGCTCACCATCCTTCAGGACGAACGTGCTGGTCTTCGGATCACGGCGACTCTCTGGCACCACTCGCGCAATGCCAGCGCGCTCGGCGTTGACCATTGCCTGCGTCGCGGCCTGGTTCTTCAGGCTGGCCGAAATCAGGTGGTGGAAGTTCATCAGGGTGTTTTCCAGCAGGTCATTCAGATTCTGCTTGCCGCCCTTCAGCTTCTTGTAGGCCTCCTGCCGGCTCAGTCCCTTGCCCGCGCGCGGGCCGCCGGCGGCAGCCTCTTCATCCATCACCCGATAGAACGGCACGTAGAACTCGTCACGCCACATCGCCCTGGTGTCGGCATTGATGATGCCGTTCGCCTCGGCAATGGCCAGCACATCGTCACGGTACTGCTGAAACTCGTTGAAGACCTTGCTGTACAGCATCTGCCGGCTCTTGCCGTCCGCCGTCCGCCCGCCGTTCAGCTGCTTGCCGCTGGCAATTTCATCGGCGGTGAACAGGTTCTCGCGCCCCTCCTGCATCAGGCGATCAGCGCGATTCGCGGCAATCCACCCCATGAAGCGCTCCACCTCTGCCGCCGAACCCAACTGCGTCAGCACGGCAGAAAGCCCACCAGTCTTATCGCCGTCCTGCAGGGTGATCACCCGCTCTTTCCCGTCGAAGCGCAGGCGCCCAGTGGTCAGCATTGCATTCAGCGCACCAGAGGCCGACGACGACATACGCGCCAGCACCCACGAACTGCTGTGAATGGCGTTGTCGATGAAGTCTTTGCCAAGCAGCCTCTCATCGAGCTCTTTCAGCGCTGCATAACGGTCCACTACGCCCTGGCGGATCTTCGTGGCCACACGATCAGTACGCTCGCGCACCCATTCCTTGGCCTTGGTCAGCGCCGGCGGCGATCCGATCTTGTTCAAGAAGTCGCGCGCACCCTGATTCAGCTCGGGGAAGGCATCTGCAGTTTTGCCGGTAACAAAACGATCAGTGAAGGTATCGAGCAGATCGACAGTGCCCTGGCCTGATCGGCGATAGCGGATATCAGGATCGACCTCATCGAATGCACCCGTGTTGTTCGTGGCCGACTTCACCTGGTTGTTGTAGAACGCCACCCAGGTACCGGTATTCGCAAGCTGGATGCCGTCATAACCCTCGGCTTCAAGCCGCTGCCGCATAGCGATCGACTTCTCGAAGCTATCCAGGCTCTGCGATTCCGCCACACTCATACGGTAAGGGTTCTTGATCGAGGCGAACAGCGGCATCACGTTGGCCAGCCCTGGCATGCCGTCGGTTGCTTTCTCCGCGTAGGCTTTCGCCAGGGTGCCGTCATTGGTGAGGAACACACCAAGCGGTGCCGTAGTGTGGCCGGTGCTGCGACCCGGCCGGCTCTGGTCAAAGATAGTGAACTGTTCGGCGGTGCCGTGGTACAGCACCAAGGGCTCGCCGTTACCGTCCGTCACCTTGGATACGTCTTCTGGATTGACGCGCGCCAGCGGTCGACGTACAAAGGTGCCTGACGCCTTGGTATTGGCCGGGAGCGACCCCTGAGCATCACTGCTCATATCGCCCGGAGGGACTGCCAGGGCGTTCTCTTTTCTGTCGACGGTCACCGTGTTGTAGAACATCCGACCGTTTACATCCTCCCGCACGGTGAACACCGCCACTAGCGGAACCCCGTCTACATCGATCGGCGCCAGCAGCTTGTGATATGCAGCAGTCTGGCCACTCTGGGTGGACAGGGTGCTGCTGGCGTAGATCGAATGCTCGAACGCCTGTTGCAGCCGCGTCAGCACCGCCTGTTTCGCTGGGTCAGCCGCAGTCGATGCCGCCTTCTTCGCCCCAGACATTGCCATGGTCACGTCGCCCAGGTCGTCATGCGGCAGAGCTTCGCTCTGCCTGGCCATGGTTTTAAGCGATGCCTCGACCTTCTCCAGCCGATCACGCTCGCTGAGTTCCTTCCACGTGTCAGGCATACGTAACTTCAGCGGCGCCTTGTCATCCAGACGTGACTGCGCATCCAGCGCCTGCCAGTCACCGAACCAGCGCTTGAAGTTGTCGCCGCGCGTCTGGTGCCACTGTTTCTGGGTCAGATTCGAAGGCTTGCCATTCGGCGCCAGCAGGCGGCCCTGCTCGTCGACCATTTCCACCAGTCGCCCGCTGTCACCGTTGCGCGAGAACACGGTGCGACCGCGGCCACGGCCCTTGCCGCGCTCGATGTAACGGCGAGCATTGGCCAACAGCCCCTGAATATCGCCCTCGGTCCAACGCATGTTGAAGCCGATCGAGCGCAGCGCGTTGCGCATGGCGGTCACGACCCGCGGCCAGAACGCTTGCTGCTGGATGGTGCCCGCGCCAGCCATGTCAGCCAGCACTTCCTCCATGGCCACGGCCGGCCTGTAGCCGAAGCGGCGCACCAGGGCGTCAGCCTGGGCCTTCATTTCTGGATTGCCGTTGTAGATGCTCATGAGCAGCGGCGTCAGGCGCTGGCCGTAGGCGCCCTGTAGTCCGGCATGGCCAAGTACTTCGTGCTGCAGGACGAAAGCCGCATGCTGGGCGTCGCGAAGGTTATCCGCCACCAGATACACCTGACCGTCGGCGAAGATGCCTTCCACGTCGAAGGCTCCATCGCGCTCGACCTGGCGGCGCTGGCGGTCAGGCAGATCTTTGACCGACTGCACAACCTTGATCTCCGGGGCGTTCTGCCAGGCTCCGGTAAGGCGCTTGAGCTGCAGCCTTACCTGCCCAGAACGGCTACTTTTTGCAGCCGACTTGCGCGGCGACCGCGAGTACAGCACCTGCCCAGGAGCCAGGCGATACATGGTTTCCATCGTTTGGAAAACCCTGTTGCGCCCCTTGTTCTCAAGGAATCCGAAACGCTTATAGAAGTCGACCAGACGCGCCTTGTTTCCGCCAAAGTCAGCGCTAGGGCTCAGGGCGATGTGCTTCCCAGCCATATCCGCATACTGGGTCAATATCTGCATGGCCTGGCTGCCACGACCACTGCCAGCAGCAGGCGAAATGATCTTCGATACCGTGACGATATCGCCGCGCTCGCTCAGCGCTCCATCGACACCCAGTTCCCGCCAACCAGCCAGAACCTGATCAATGCTTGCCGGTGCAGGGTCACCCCTATAGCTTCCGCGAGAGTACTGCTGCTGGCCAAACTCCTGACGCAGTGCCTCCCAGGCCTGGCGGTTGACGCCCTCCGGGCTGTCGCTGTTCAGTTCGTTGTACTGCTCGAAGGTGATGCCGGCCGAGGCGCGGTCTACGTCAGCCTCGTACTGATCCTGCAGGCGCTGGATGGCCTGGTCGTAGCCTGGCGATCCCTTCTTTATGCCAGCAGCCTTGGCCTGGCGGTCTATGTAGCGCTTGCGCGGGGTTGCCAGGATCTCGGGCAGAGCCGGCGCCTGATCATTCGCTTGAGCGGGTACCGCCTCTTCACTGGCCGCTGGTTGATCAGCAGCAGGCTGCTCGCTCAGTGCACGCTGTCCGTCTGCCCCTTGAACTGCAGCAGGAACACCAGATCGACCAGCTTCTGCCGATCGCCCGGCAGCGGCAGGCCGTTCAGCCACAACTGGCTCTCGCGCCACGTTATCTGCCGCATCTGGCACAGCAGGCGTATCGCCTGCGGCTCGGTCATCAACAGCCCCTGGCCGACTATCAGCACCTTGCACCTCCTGGCGGCGCTGGATGCGCCACTCGCGATTGCCACTCTTCACTACTTCGAACGCAGCCGGCTCTGGCATTGAGCGCAGCGCTTTATTTGCACCGGGAACGCTTCGGTAGACGGTGGAAACCGCCTGCTGCTCGTCCCGCACGGCCTTGATTGCCCGCGCAGCCTGCGCCCTGGTTGCGCCACTTGTGGCGGCCAGCGTCTCGGCATCCGCCTGCTCTCCAGCCTGGCGAGCCTGCTGCAACACCTGATCGAATTTCGGGCGTTGGCCAGGCACAGCCTGAGCGGTCATGCCATCCACGCGCGGCGCCGGCTCTGCCTGCGGCTGATTAGGAACCCGGCCCACTTTGGCCTGTCCAGCGCTGTCCACCACCACGGCCTCTGGGCGAAGGTCTGGCAACGCCTGGCGCACGGGCTCAGCATCGAAAGTTCGCTGGGTTGCCGGCGGCTGCGCCTGTGGCATCCGAGCAGCCGGGATCACCTCGCCAGTGATAGGCAACTCACCACGCGCCGTCTGTTGGTCCATGCCGGGTCCACCGCCTGGCTGGCCAGCCTCGCGCCCTGGTACCGGACGCTGCTCGCGGTCCACGTTGCGAGCAGGCCCTCGCTCGCTCACCTGGCCAACGGCATCTGCGTACAGCACCTGCTCAGGTGCAGGCAGCGCCAGACGATCCGGCGCCGGCAGTTGCGCGGCAGTGCGGGAGATAACGCCAGCAGCAGGATCTGGAGCAGGTACCGGCGCCGGCATCGGGTTTTCGGCAGACGGCGACGGCTGAACCATGCGCGTGCGCGCCATGTTCCAAGACGCCTCAGCAGTGCTCTGCCCAAGGGAAAGCAAGCTCTCCAGCACGGCATCAGGGATGTTCCCTTCACCAGTGGCTGCCAGTTCGCCAAGATACTCGCCGACACCCTCGCCAACAGTCTCCATGCCCAGCAGCGCGCCGCCAGTCGCAACTCGACGCCCGAGCCGATCAGTTGCCTTGCGCGCATTGTCCTGCGCCACCCGCACGGCAGCAGCAATCTCAGGGTTCGCCCGAGCAGCAACCACAGCGGCTTCACTGGTCACGTCAACGCCACGATCCATCAGCGTCTTGCGAGTAGCAGCCTCCAGCGCGGTGCTGCTGGTACGCTGCAAGGTGCTGGCCACCTTCCCGCCGACACCCAGCGTGAGAGCGTCCACACCAGTGATCACACCGCCCTTGATCGCCCCCTCGCGCCTGGCCTGCGCCAGTTCTTCCTGGGTCACCTCGCCGTCATCGGCCGCAGCCATGGCCTTGTTGCCGGTTTCCAGAGCAGTGTTCCCGAGGAACATGCCAGCCAGACCGCCAACCACGCCGCCAACGGTACCGCCAGCAGCCGTACCCACACCCGGCACAACAGAGCCGATACCAGCACCGATAGCCGCGCCACCCTTCAGGCCAGCCCAGCCACCGCCGAGTACTGCCGCAGCATTCGGCAACTGCTCGAGCACGGCCAGTCCAGCGCCAGCAGGGTTATCAACGATGGCACCAATGCCCTGACCAATGGTTGGCAGCAGGCCAGGATCTTCACCCAGTGCCGCGGTGCGGTCTGCATAGTCAGCCTGGAACTGCTCCAGACGAGGATCGCGAGGGGCCTGCGCCTGCTCGGCGGCGCGATCTGCGACGCCCTGCGTGTTGCCGGTGTAAGCATCGACAGTGGAGGCGATCGCACGGCCAGTGTTCTTGGCTCCCTCGACAACAGTGTCGACGATGCCGCTGGCCTTTGGCTTCTGCGGCTGAAGGCCAAACTCCTGCGCAAGACTGGAGCCGCCAGTGGATCCTGCCGACTCATTGGCCCCTAATCCAAACTCATCAGCCAGCTTGCTCATTGCCCCTCCAAACAGCCGCACCGTGCGGCACCGTTCAGAGAACGCTATGTCACTGGCCCACTTGGACAAGGCGAAAGAAATCCCACCAAATGGTGGGATTATCTCGTCGAAAGGAAACTTACATACCCCTATATCCGGGTATGTACTTTCTATGCAGAGAACAGCGACTCAAGGCATATATCGAAGGCCTCAAGCCACGCGCCAGCTGGCCATGCCTTGACGGTGCCATAGCGCTCGTCGACCACATCGACCGCCTGGGCGTTATTGCGCTTGCACCAGCGGCGCAGCGCTACATACGCATTCTTGGGGAAACGCTTGCCGGTGGCGCGCTCCACAGCAATGACGGTGGCGTGCTTGCTGTTCTTGCCGAGTTCGCCCTTAAGTCGGTTCACCTCCCGCACAGCAGCGGATGCCGTGGCCATGGCAGAAGCTTCTCGCTTGCTGCCGATCTGCGCCTTGGTGGCGATGGCGTGGTCGCGCTCGGCCTCGATGCGGATCTTCTCCTGCTCGGCGGCCAGCGCCATCTGTATCAGTTCGAGACGGGAAAGCTCGCGCGGCTTGGCCAACTGCGACTCCAATTCCTGCCAACGATCAACCAGGCGAGCTGTGAACTCAGGGCTGAGCTGAGCGACCACGATGATGCTGTCGCGCTTACCCTGTTCACCCGAGAAGCTGTATGCCTTGATGGTCTTCGGCCCAGGCCCGGCGTTGGACACTTCAGCCAATGGCGGAAGTGTCACAACACCACGCTCAGCAAGGCGTTCAATGGAGCGCCGAACATCGGCATGATTGGAATTGACCAACTCGGCAATCTCCAAGCTGGTCATAGTGGCACATGTGGAAGGAAGGATAAGACTGCCCATCATGCAGCCTCCCGATCGCACAGCGCGCGATCCAGATAGGTTTTCATCTGGCTCAACTGCGACTCCAGCAGCCAGAGAACATTCTTCTCATGCGTAGGCAGGGCACCGCCTTGCAGCACTACGGCCAGGCCGATAGCCCGGCCGAGGAAGGTATTGAGTACATCCTGATTCAGCGGCACATTGTCGGGCAGGCTGAATATCTCCTCCGGCGTAGTGGCGTCCTCAAGGTTGCATTCCACGGACTTTGCGTTAGCATTCATCAGGTGAACTCCTTCCAAAGTTTTCACATCCGAAGCCTCAGGTGTTACCAGCACCTGGGGCTTCATTCTTTCAGGCATCTGCCTGCTTGCCTCGCTGACTCTCATCCTGCTTCCTCGATTGTTCCAACCTGTAAACGACCTCTGCCGTAAGGCTACGGCGGCTTTGCCCTGCCTGTTCTGATAGATAGCTTTTCAGCTCCTCAGGCAGGCGCAATTTGAACTGCAGATCTATGCGACTCATCTCTCCTCCTACTGGACCCAATGGGTTCAAATCGATTAGAACCCACTGGGTCCATTTACGTCAAGACCCATTTGGTCCATCATTCGCCCATGAAAAGAACCGACCCTCAGTTCAAGCTGCGAATCCCAGAAAACCTGAAAGCCAAGGTCGATGATTCCGCCAAAGCCAACCACCGATCGGTAAATGCGGAGATCGTTGCTCGCCTTGAAGCAAGCTTTGACGAGGGTGTTACCTTGGAGAAGCTGGTTCCGGTCAAAAAAGCGCAGGAACTTTCTCTGATAGCTCGTCGGCGCATCCCAGATATCGTGCGCCAACGCATCATCAAGGCGATCAACAAAGCCATCGCAATGGGGCACAGCGCCGCTAGCGCGGAGTTTTATGACCTCGATCTTGAGGGAGGTCTAAGCGGCGAAGAAGCCTCAGACCTTCTGCATGGAATCGACGAAGAGCTTCTAAACGCCGGTTATGAGGTTGAATGGGATGGGCCGGCTGCCGTCACGATCTTCCTTTGGCCACCGGAAAGAGCCTGATTGTCTCTAGGCGGGAAATGGTCTATACCGCGCTAATGAAGAAGCTGATCATCACCACCCTGCTCGCGTTCTCCGGCCTGGCCCAGGCCGGAAACTTCGCTACGTGCTTGCTCGACGAGCTGCCCGGAGTGCAGAACAACAATGCCGCGGGTGCGGCGTATCAGGTGTGTAGCGCCCGACACCCCGAGCGCTATGATGGCGTTGAGCAAGGCTCTGGGCGCGGATTCTTCGGCTACGAATCTGGCGCCGAATGCGCACTCAAGAAAGCGCGTGACACTCACAGCCAGAGCGCTGCAGGCATGATTCGAGTAGCCTGCAACCGCCTGTACAACAAGCAATGCTCAGCCTTGGCTACCGAGTTTGGGCTGAACTGCAACTGATCAACTGACGGCAACACCCTGAGCAGTAAGAGCCCTGATGTAGTCGTCGATTGAAACGCCATCCTCCTTGGCAGCCTGCTCAACCTCCTGCCGAGTTACGCTCATTCTGCGACTGACACCACCCGTCGATACCGGCCTCCCAGTAGTCACATCGATCAGCTGTGAGCCACGGATATCACGACCGTTCTCGTCGCGTCCGATGATAATGTCCTGCGACTGGTACCGATCTTTCGCCGGCGTACTGAGCGAGGTGTAAGCGCTGCGCGCTGCCTCGCGCTGATCGGCACCCAGGTTAGGATCTGCGATCTGGTCGCGAAGAGATTGCAGGCGCCGCTGATCTTGCGAAGCAAGCGCACCCTGATCGACTTCCTGAGACAAGCGTTGACGCTGCAATTGGCCAGTCAGGCGCTCATCCATACCGGAAAGGATGCTTTGTTGTGCCTGCTGGTTCTGCAGGCTGGTCTGGGCCTGACGAGCATCAAGGCGGGCATTTTGGATATCAGCGATGCTAGGCGCGCGGGAACTGTCACGCACGACAGTCACCCGACCACCGCCCTCGCCTATTTGCCCTCGGCGACTGATTTCGATCATCCGCTGCCTTTCTTGGTTTGCACGCTCAAACCGACCAAGAGCCAACTGGCTATCGCCAGGCTGCATCTGGGAGAAAGCACCCATACCGTCACCGATGCTCTGCGGCGTCCTGCCATTGACAGTGATCATTGACTGCGTCTGACCAACAGCATCAGCCTGCACTGGTGCAGAAGCTTGATTCGGCATGTCTGAAGCAATGCTTTGCGCCTGCGTCGGTGCAGCGGTGCTTTGAACCGCTGGAGCAGCCTGCGCCGGGGTAGACATTCCGTCGATGATGCTTTGCGGTTGCACCCCGAGCGCTGCCCGCGTGCCGGCCTTAACCTGATCGGACGCCCGCGAAGCGCGATCAATACCCTGCGAAAGGGTCGCCGATGCCGCGTCTGCATAGCGATTTGCGCCACCCGGAAGCGTGCTTGGGTCGCCACCAGCAAGCCTTGCGATTCCGCCGCGAGCGGCGTCGAGGCCTACGGCGAATGGAAGCGCCGCACCACCTGCGACAATCTCTGCGCCGCCAGCCAGCCCTGAAAGTATACCGCCAGACTGAGGTGGTCGCGGGACGCCAGCCGAAACTGGCTGGATGACACCACGCGGCCCAGTGACTGGTTGGCTCATTTGCGCTTGCATGCGATCGGCACGCGTCGTCGTTGGCATATTGGAGATCAGCGGGTTCTCACCTTGGCGCCGGCGCTCCTGATCTTCCTGCGTTTGGTATTGAACGGCCATGCTGCCTCTCCAGAGTATTCGAGTTATGCCAAACCTATGTCACCAACCGCAATTCGCAAGCATCAGTCAGATGATTTCCATCGCCGACCTGAATGCAGTCCAAAAACCAGCCGGCGGCGGCACAACACCACCCGCGCCAGCAACCAAAAGCGCGCCCATCACCAGATCGGCGCCAGGCAGTTGTGTAGCAATGAACGACCCTGAATCCGGCCCTTGCTCAATCGTTGCAGATGGAGCCCAGCGCACACCCTGCGCTAGTGGGGAGGGGATGAAATCGGGCTCGTAATCAGCCGTGAAAGTAACCATCAACGGCAGCTCGCCCGACGCGACGTAGACGGTACCGCTCGACTGATCAGCCCCTGTCTCTGTCACGCCCTCGACAACAACCAACCCGTCGAAGCTAGCCGAGGCAATAACCCCTGGATACAGACGCGCCAACGCTGGAAACGCATCGCAGCGCGAAGGGTCAAACACTGACCATCCCCCAGAAGTCTGGCTTTCCCAGTTCCACCAGCTGGCGTAGTCACGGTTAACCGTCTCAGAACTGGCCGATATCTCAGACAGGTTTATCGGAGAGAAGACCTGAACATACCCAGTTGCCATTATGTGAAATCCTCTGCGCGAACAAGCCTGCATTCCCCATTGGCGTAATACACCAATCCGTTTGGCATGTACTCAAACGAGAGGTCTTGCGGCTGCATGGCCTCATCAAACTGAAGCGCCCGGTACTGGCGCACCACCCCTTCAGCCGACACAAGAAAATACGTCCGCACAACGACGCCAGTGCTCGACTCTTCACCGTAGAAGACCATGTTGTCGCCCGTGCTACCCAAATCGCCAAAGTCGTAGTACTCCGAAAGCATGGCCATGGTGAACCGGTGAATCTCCACCGCGGCAGCCGGCGGCGTGTCCTTGTCCGCGCTCGGCACGCATCGCATGACCCTCAGATCATCACCATCCCAACTGCTGACCAGCACCACATCGCCCACCAAAACACCAACGGTGTCGGACTCTGCAGCTACGCGGCGCAGCACTTCAGCGCCGCCAGGTGTATAGGTGTACAAGTAGCAGTACCCGGTGTTGAAGTCTTTCACCGCACGATAGAAAACAGCCACCGCGACCTCCTATTCCCTAACTTTCAAAGCTGTACCGCAGTAATAAGCGCCTGCCGGCGAGCCGAAATCGGCCATCACGGACCAAGTCGCGCCAGAGTCAGCACTGATGAATGTTTGCCCACCTTCGACACCAGACTCTCCAGCAGACTGGCCAAGGCCGCCGAAGGTGATGATCACCGTCGCCTGGCGAACGATTACACCGTCATCCACACGCTCGAGCACCGGGCAATCGATCGCCCCAATGAAAAGATTTGTGCGCAACTGCCGCTCCGCAACAACAACGCCTGCGACCGAAACTACATTCAGGTTGCTGTCGTAGAGCATGACAACCAGATCGCCAAGACTGTTGAACACGCCTGGGCTTATCTCGATCTGGTCAGTAGCAGGAAACAGGTACTTGCCGTTCCCTATGTAGCGGACACAGGAGAAACGGCTTTCCACGATGTTCCGGCAGTACCTTTGCGGTACCAGTTCACTGAGTACCACCACCGCACCAGCAGACGTCAGAGCAACGATATCGATGCTGGTTTCGGTGGTACGTGCGCCTGCGCTGTAGTCCACATCGCTGGAGAAAAAGACGGCGTAGGCTGTTTCACCGTCCGCATCGATTCCTATCGGAAACGAGAAGTCATGAGGCTGCCCATCAGTCGGATCAATCATCGCCGCCACAGGTCCGGCGATCAGATCCTTCGTCAACCCGCCTTCGCTCCAGCGATATGCATACACAGCATTGAACGGGGCGAACCCTTCATCTACAGATGCATAGTTGAGGTGCAGGACAACAGCGATCACCATCCCTGAATCAAGCCGAGCCAGCATCGCTGGGTACAGAGTGTTCGATGAATACACATCCTCAACAGGATCCAGCACCGGGACCATAAGCGGCTCTGAGCCGAGCCGCGTGTCATCCAGAGAGAACCACGGCAGATCAAGGTATGGCCCGGCCGACTCGGGTTGAATCCCCCTTACCACCCCGAACCACAGCCCCTTCGCGCCGTACCGATCATCATCGTTTCGCATCTCTGCAACGACATGGATCACCAGCAGCGTATCGAAATAGGCCTGCCCATCATCATCGACGCCCATGCTCAACTGTATCGCGCGCGCCCACGGCTGCTGGGCAGCACTGAATACCGTTGCAGCAGAACTACCAGGGTCGTATGCCGGCGGCGCAATACGCTTGCAGAACGGCAACGCTCCGGCTGTATCCCACAGCGCGCTATCGGAAACAGCGATCGACCAAGTATCCGATGGCACCTCATGGTCAGATACTTCCCAGCCATCACCGCCCACGCTGTATCGAGCGCGCGCGATAGCCGGCGAGTAGAGATTCAGCAGGTAGACTATGTTGCTATCTCCACGCCCCACGAATGCATATGGGTTCACCACGTAGGGTCCAGGCATATAGAGCGGCACGGTCAGTTCGACGACGCCGATTCCCTGCCGCACCGAAAGCGACGGCTGAATGCGACTCTCAATGACGCTCACAGCCGGTTCCAACGTGCCGCCGAGCACCACGGGTAGTGGTGGGCATCCAGCATGATCAGGAAACAGGCTCGCCGGCCCACGGCTCCACGCACGCGCTATATCGTCCCTACCACCAGGCAGATCGATCAGTGGGCAATGCGTAGGCTCGTATCCAGATCCAGGCCCGCCGACCAGAGCTCTGCCCGGTACAGCCACAGTTCCAGGGGTGTCGATCAAGTAGACTGTCGCCCTATTGCCGACCCGCGATGCCTTCATGATGTAGCCGTCGACGATCCTCGATCGCGTTATGTTCATCGCCCCGGGCAATGACCTGGCAAAGCGCACAGCCTCGTCCCGTAGCCACGCGGCCGAGGCCGCAAGCAGCTTCACCGTGACGCCAAGCCGGAAATTCACTGTCACGCACCGCCGCTAAGGATATTGGCATTCAACGTCGACGCGGCGCTTGCTGCCGACGACGCGATATCTCCATATGCCCGCACGGCCTGGCCAAGCGCATTGTTGCGGGTATCGCTTGCCACGGCGCCAACGGCGATGCGTGACTTATCCAACTGCCCATTCATGCGCAGGTTTGCCGCCTGCAGACGAAGTTCCTCGAAGCCGAGTTGCACACGCCAGTACGACGAAAGAGAATCTTGGAACGTCGCATAGGCCTGCGTCCTGATCCTGCTGGCCTCCAGATCCTTGTTCGGCAGTTCGATCCACTGCCGATAGAAGTCAGCCATCGCCTGCAGCACACCAATCTTCAGGTTCAGAGCCTGCTGCTGGGCAAACTTCAGCAGATCGAGCTTGATCTCCGCGTCACGCACAGTCTGCGCGCGGTTTACTTCACCAATCGCGTCACTGGCTCGCTCTTCTGCCCGGGCAATTGCCTTCAGCATGGCACCTGGCGGCGCACTGAACCCGCTAGCCGAGAACTCCGAGCGGATCTGCTCAACAGCACTGTTGCGCGCTCGATATTCACGATCCCGACTGTCGTGCCAGACCGCCTCGAATACTTGCTTGTTCAGCCCGAACGGCTTCTGCCCGGTGATGATTCCAACCAGCCACTCTTCCGGCGCATACCGCAGTGCGCCCTGCAACTCAGGAAAGTACTTATCCAGCCACTGCTCACTTTCCGAGTTCAGGAACTGGATCGTTGCACTGCTGTTGTCCGGAGAAAGAAGATCGCCAAGGCTGGTGGGCACCGGCATGTTCACCGTTTTCTCGGTGAACGCCAGGTTTCCGCCAGAAACCTGCGGCAGATATGTCGATAGCCGCCCTTCTGCAGCTCTGGCATTGCCAAGTGCAGTATTCGCAAAGGCGAATAGCTCAGCAATGTTGTCGTCTATACCGGCCATGCTATCCCCTCCTGCCATAGCCACGGCGCTGGGTCACGCCAACTTCAAGTTCAACGCTATCGATGGTCGCGTACGTTGCGTCAGCCAACTCCAGACGCACATTCCAAGTCCGGCCGGTCACGCCCTTCGCCAGGATCGATCGCTTCTGCGCGCTGTCGCCGACCATCTTGTAAACCCGCTCAGGACCATCATCGGTGCACAACCTCAGGTAGCACTCGCCATCGGTACGCAATCCAACGAATGCCATGGCCATGCGCTTCAGGTGAGCGTCGCCGTAGTCAGATGCGCCGAAGTCGACCAGGGCACTGATCACTTCTTCGCTTTCACCACCCAGGCGGTACAGCCCATCCTTGCGCCATGCATAGGCCTGACCTTCGTCATAGGTGAAGCCGAGAAAATCGAAGTCGCGATAGGTGGTCAGCGCGCCGGTCATGAAGTTGACCGCGTACTGCAGGGCCTGCTGGTGAGCAGCAAAGGATCTGGACAGCACCGCAATGCGCTCCATGGCGATCATCTCTATGATCGAGCCAATATGCGCATCATCCGAAAACGAAATGCCGTCCTCTGCAGCCATCTCGAGGACGATGATCATGTCCGCACTACCGGCGACTTCGAGCGAGTCCAAAGCAACCAGCAACAGCGCACTCTCAAGCACATGCAGTTCGGTTGCGATTATCGCGTCGCTGCCGTCGTATACCCCTGCATCCAGATACGGCACCTGGGTATACACGACGGGTATGCACGGCATCGATACCGCTACGAGATTGAATGGCTGCTCACCAATTGCAGATCGAACCGGAAGCTCTGCGGAAAAACGCAGCGCCTCTCCCTGAGCGCCAACAGCACTACACAGGACCGGCGGCGTCAGCCCAATGAAACTGGTCAGGAGCTCTTCGACACTTCCTAGCCTCGCGCTAAGCGATATTGCCGGTAATTCCGACTTCACCCACTGCGCACTCGACTCAGTCCCGATAGCTGCGATCAGCCCTGGTAACTCAGCCTCGAAGCGAATCGACCCAGTTACTGCAACCGCCGTTGCCTCCAGCCTGATACGAGGCATACGGATATCGACTGCCGTGTAGTCGGCAGTTTCACTGATCGCGGCCACCAGACTGAGAATGTCGCACTCAAACGATATCGGCGATTCGGATGCAGCGATCTCCGGTGAGTCGACATAATCACCAACGCTATACAGCAATGCCCCGCCGTAAATCTCCCCAGCGGAAGGCACCGCCGATGCGTAGACCTGCGTCCCGTTAATGCTGTAGGTCACGGCGCCGTTAAAACGCTTGATCTCGACAATGGCTTGGGCTGGAAGCGGCTGTGGTCCGTATACCGCAATGCCGCTCTCGACAATGGTGTACTCGTCTCGCCTGGCCACCAGGCTATGAGTCATCGCGCCGATAACAGGCTCGTAGGTTCGACGGCTGAACCCGATCTGCACACCAACCGGCGACGGCGGTAGCACTCCACGAAAGAATCCGATCGCGGGAACCTGGGCCAGGCTGCGAGCGCCTGCGCTCCATCCCGTGTTGTTTCCGTAATCGTAGCGTGACGGTGAGCCAGGCACTGCCGGAATAGCCGGATAGCAGACTTGGTCGCCAACCTTTGTAGGTGTGTAGGGGCTGTAACCAGATTGACCACTTACGCTTGAGGCCCCGGCGGCCAACTGATTGTAAATCCCACTTGGGATATTCAGTTGCCCGCTCGACGTATAGTTACTGGTTGGCAGCGTCACATATGGCGATACCGCCTTCCCAGATCCACCACTGCTGCCACTGGCGAATGCGAAAGAACGCTGTGTCGAGCCGCCAACGCAGAATGCCGCTCTCCCTGGCACAGGAAGCACGGCCGGCACATAAATCAGCTTCTGCGTCCTGGCCAGACGATTTCCCATTACTGCTCCGGAATGGCGAGCTGGAACAGTTCGAACGAAAGCGGCTGACCGTTCACCAGTGGCAGCGTGGCAATAAACATGTCACTCCCAAGAACCCCCGCCGAACCTTGGAAGCGAACAGCAGAAGCACTGGCATCACCTGCATCGCCACTCAACACATAGCGAAAGAAGGTCGGAGTACCATCAGCAGCATTGGTACCGACCCAGGTCTCGGCGACGCTCTTCACCAAAATTCCGCCTGGCGCCGTCGCCTCGAAGGTGACCGGCGTACCATCACCCCCAGCACTGATTTCGTTGAGTAACACGGCACCGCCGAGAGCCGCATCAGCGGATGCTGGAATAGCCCCCGAGTAGATTCGGACCAGGCCACCATCCAAGGCTTCCTTGAGCGATCCAGTGATTGCAAGCGCCTGGCGCAATCCGGTACTGAGCTTAATCATGATCGTTCTCCTAGATCACATTGGTGGGAATGTAGGTAAGCCCGCACACCAGCTTGGCCTCGAGCCCAACAGACAGTTGTTTGGCGGTAGAGAAGCGAACAACCGACAGCAGCAGCCCTGAGTTGGCGCCCTTGGTTGGGTTAGAAACGATGAACGAGCCGTATACAGTGCGATCAGCGGTCGGCGTGAAGACGGCTTTGGCATCGACGTTGTCGTACGTGCCAGCACCGTTGTAGCTACGTTGCCAGATCGGTCGAGTGGCTTCGCTGTACTCAACGAACTCCCCCATCACCGCGGGAATATCCGCAGCCGAGGTATTCGCGTCGGCAAGGAAGTTGTTTCGGAACAGGCCGCAATAGAAGTTAGGGATCGGGGCTACGTCGCCGAAAGGCGTCTGTATCAGAAAATCGATACCGGCCTGCGGAATACGGTTGTACTTCACCTCACGGGCAACCAGCAGACCGGTTTCCTTGTCGTAGAGCTCCAGCTCATGGCGAAAGCCCAGTACTTTCAAATGGTCAGAGTGCATCGCCTATCTCCAGATCAGCAAAGTCGCCCGTGGCGAGGTTGTTCGGTTTGGCTTCGCCACGCATGGTGGTCACCACCATCGGAATGCCGTTGTTTTCAAGCACGCCAGCAGCCCCCGAGCACGCAATGTCGGGCGCGTAGGTCTGGCGGTTAGGTAGGGAGATCTCGCCGGCCGCGTTGCCGATAGCCATGCCATATCGGGTAAACCAAGCAACGCGCATATCTGGAAGGCGTGCAGCAGATCCGCGCACAGCCCTCATATCGAGCACAGGAACCTGGCTCGGCGTGCCGGTATCGAGTCCGGTGACAAAGTAGGTGCGATCAGCAACCACATAGACGCCGCCCTCGGTCGGAGCGATGACGGTCGGTTGCTCCGGGTACTGCAAGAACCCCGCGACCGGATCCATCAGGTGCGGGGTCATCGGCGCCGTGAAAACCACGTAGTTACCGCACACCCCGACCAACAGGGAGTGGAATGCAGCCAGCATCGAGCAGACTGGCAACGGCACAAGCCCAGCAGTTGTGAGCCTGGCGGTTTGATCATCGACACCGGTAATCGCCATCGCGCCACCGATCAGCGGCCCCTGGCTGTAGAGCGTCGCGCCATTGGCAGGACTGACGTACACCTGCAGAGGCCGGCTATCATCGCTGACCACACGAAACGCCTGGCCCTCTGCGAGCCTGAAGATGACCGGCTCGACGCCGGACTCTTCGCCGTCAGCACCGAACGCTGTGACCGCAACTTTGTAGATGCCAGCCGGCAGCGCACCTGCGATCAGCTCAACGTCAAAACCAGGCGCCGGGACAGCCCAGGGCTTCACCACTCGCCCATCAGTACGCAAGCTGTCGAAAGCGCCGCTCAGATACACCTGGCCATTGAGGACAGCGCCAGCAATGTCACCATCAGCAGCCATGCTGCCAATCACCTGGCTTGAGTCGGAATCAGCGCTGTAGCAGCTGATGTCGCCGCCGTCGACGAACACCACGCGCCCGGACAGAGATACTGCAACGCGCACGTTGTCGCCTGCCGCAATACGCTGGTAGCCAACCCGAGTCTCAAGCTGGCCACCCTCACTCGGGTCCAGATTGACGAGATCGCGCACAAAGCCAGCAGGCAGCCGCTCGGGCTTCGCGACGTTGTTCGCGCCCTTGGCCCAGTTGTCGGTGCGGATGGTGTCCATGCTCACCCCCGGTACCGAATGGAGCGAGCACCACCACGACGACGCAGTTCGTCCTCGTAGATTCGCTGGCACTCGTAATTGAACTCGGCCAGGTACTGGCCAGCCTTCACAGCGTCGAAGATCTCTGCGTCCTTGACGTTGTAGGCACGATGCTTGATGAACAGCAGCAGGTACTCGCGGTGCGCCGGGTTCACGTCGACCAGTTTCGAATCTTTGGCCAGATCCTTGACCTGGCGGCGGATCGCCTGCAGCACAACCTTGCCACTTTCTTGCGGTTTGGGTACCAGACGCATCCGCCCTACGGCAGAGTTGGCCAGCAACACGCAAGGCCTGCCAGTGGTCGGCAGGCGGGACCTGCGGACCTCTGCAGGTGAACGCAGGTCGATTGGCCAACTGCGCTCACCCAGGAAAAGCTCGGCGTCGATCACGTCGATGATGTAGGCCGGATATTCGACTTCATCCTCACCAGCGGCGAATTCAACCTCGATACCGTCGCCAATGATGCTCTTGGTTCTCTCGGCGAAAGCCGTCAGCGCCCCATTCGCAAAGCGAACGAGCTTAGAATCAGACCAGAACGGCGACGAACTTTCGTCGAGTTCATCCTCACGGAAGGCCTTGATCAGGTCGCTGACGGTTTCGTAGGCCATGATCAGTCGTCGACGCCGTCGTCGTCTTCGTCTTTATCGCCAGCACCCAGGCTCTCGACGAACTTCGGCCAGGCGGCCTCGTACTGCACCTTGGTGACTTTGAAGCCGACCTGCTTGCTTACGGCTGCGAGCTTGGCTCGCCCGTCGCCTTCCAGTTCATCAGGGGCTTGGCGCTCCATCACCGCAGTGATCGCAGCCAGAATCAGGTCTTCCTTGGTAGGCCCAGCGCCACCACCTTCGTCATTCAGGTTCAGACCGACAACGTCGCAGCCCTCGCCCACCGCCTGCTTACGGAAGCGGTCGGGAATGATGCTGCCAGGCTTGCCGTCGGCAGGATCGATGCGATAGATCACGCAGGAATGGCCGTCAGTGCTGGCCAGGTGCAGCATATCCAGGCCTTTCGGCGGCAGGAATCGCGGTTCTTTGTTCATGAGGATGCCCCTCTACAGGTTGGAAAGAGAGGGGCCGAGTCACCCCGGCCCCGTAGCACTCAGCCCTGAGTGCTCTGGGTGCGCTTGCCGACGATGTACTCGACGAACAGGCGGCACTTACCGGTGGTGGCTACGGCACCGGTCGACGCATAGGTGACGATCAGGTTGCCCTGAGCCGGCATCGCGTAACCGGTAACGTCCAACTCGACCACTGCGAGCGCTTTCACGTCCGCAGGAGTGGCGGTGTAGCGATCGTCATCGACCGAGTCGCCGACCTTCAGGGTTGCGGTAGTGGCCGCGTTGAAGGTGGTGATGGGTTGGATGAAGCCGCCGGTGACGATGGCGCCACCGGGCAGCTCGATCGCTGCCTGCACTGCGCCGTCGGAGAAGTCCGCCAGGTTGATATCGACCCAGGCAACCAACGGGGCCTGGCGCTGATCGTTCTTCGTGATGCTCATGATTCAGTCCTCAGTTGCTGGCCGGGATTCCCGGCCAGCTTTGCCAGAAACCCGGGATCAACCCAGGAACAGATCGATGGCGAGCACGCCGAAGTCCTCGACCGACTTGTCGTAGATCGAGTAGAACTTCGGCTTGAGCAGGCCAAACATCTTGTCGACGCTGATGCCGACCTTGGAGTCGTAGTCGAACTTCTTCTCGACCCACTCCGGCACACCCAGGTCAGCCATGCCCAGCGCCTGAGCACCGCACAGCAGCGCGCGGGTACCGTTGACGTTGCCGTCAGCGCCCCACTTGTTGCCGGCCGATGCACCAGTGGTGCTGTACACCAGGCGGTGTTCATGGATCACCGCGCCGTCGATGGTCACAGTGCCGCCAGTGAACCAGGGCGAGCTCTTGCCATCCTTCTGCGCCAGGGCCACCACCGCGCGCTGGTAGTCCGCGTCCTTCTTCAGCTGAGCCAGGGTGCCCGGCTTCACCAGAATGACGTAGTACTCCTTGCCACCAGCCATCAGTGGCTTGATGTAGTGGTCCTTCGCATAGGCGATGGCATCCACGATCAGCTTGTAGCTGGCCACGAACGCACTAGTGATGCTGGCGGTGTTGCTGGTGACGAGGTTGGTGCCGTTCCACATCAAATGCCGCTTGGACGAGGGGGCAGACACGTCGGCAGCAAAGGACAGCGATGGGAACGGCGACCCAACGCGGGTGCTCCCGTCGTTATGCAGGGCATACGAAATGCCCGACAACGTCAGGAATACGAGCTGATCGATACGGTTGGCGAGCCAGTAGGCCAGGCGATCGCGGGCCTGCTCGCGGAAGTTGATGACGGTCTTCTGGTCCGCCATCTTGCCCTTGTTGCGCACTTGGTGAGAGATGAGATCGATGTTCAGCTCGACCTCGAAGTTCTGCATCTCTTCTTCGTTGCCTTCGCGCTCGTTGTCACCGATCACGCCATCCTCGACCAGATCGGCGACGAGCTGCATCAGCACCTTCTCGCCTTTCTCGGTCTTGGTCAGCTCAGTGATGCGCTGAATCATCGCGCCCGGGCCGGTACCCAGGAATTTTTTCACGAACATCTGATCGCGGGCAGCGCTCCATACATCGCGCGACCAGACGATCTTCTGCTTGCTGTTCAAGCGAGCAAAGTTGGTAACAGCCATGGCTGCTCTCCTCGTCAATTTATGTCGTCGTGTCTGGGTTGTGTCGCCACCCGAGCGAGGACAGGCTTTTGGGGAGAGCCAGAAACTCTGCTGCAGCTTTACGCCCTGCCTGGCGGGAACACCGTGTCTCGGTGAGCGAGCAGCCCTGCTGCGTGGTTAAATGCCCCTGGCCTTTCGACTCAGGGGCTCCCTTTCAACCCTGGACCATCCCTCGGTCCTGGCGGACTGGTTATGTCACTGGCGGACGCCGTCAATCCCTTTCGCTGACGAAATCACCACGCGCCTTGCGCTTCTCAGATTCAGGCAGCGCGTCAAACTCGTCCTCGGACAGATCGGCGTAGTCAACATCCTTGCCACGCTCGCCAACGCCAGGCATAACGGGCGGAATACTTCTCTGCCGCTCGACATTCCGATCGATCTTGTCCTTGCCCAGAGCCGGCTTTTCCTTGACCGGTTTGCTCTTGTCGCCTGGCTGTTCCTCGGCTGCGGGCGCATAGCGAGGCGCAATCTTCTCGACTGCCGCAGCGACGGCCTTCGACGGCGACATACCCTGGCGTAGGTAATGGTCACGGCGCGCGATCACATCCTCGATCGCGTCCTGATTGGCTTCGTCCGAGTCGTTGTTCAGGAACGGATACTTGGCCAGTGCATCATCGAGCACCTTCTGCAGGCGTTCGGTTTCGGCACTCTGGTCGCGCTTCTGCAGCTCTTCCTCGGCGGCTTTCTTCGCATCCTGACCGGCCTTGCCCTCGAAAATCTTCAGCTCTTCGGCACGGATCTCGCGACGAATTACCTTGGCCTTATCCGTGTCACCTTCCATCACGGCGGTCATGTAGCGATCTTCTGCCGCGTCGAAGTCATAGGCCGCCGGCGTCTCCGGCTTCTGCTCTTCCGGTTTCGGCGCAGCGCCCTTGAGGCGTGCGTTTTCCTCTTCCAGGCGCAGACGCTCGGCACGCTCTTGTTTCAGCGATTCGTTGACTTCATGGAAGCGCGAGTGCGGTACGACCTTGGACTTACCGCCTTCAGCCAGTTCTGCCAGGGCATCGGCGTCGAGATCAGGGTCATCCTCGGCATCGGGATCATCGGCGTCGTCTTTGTCGTCATCCCCTGGCTCATCGTCCGGATCGCCTTCGGTCTCGGTCAGATCAGGGTCGATATCGTCGCCGCGATCATCGTCGCCAGCCTCATCGTCCGGGTCTTCATCCTCGTCCTCTTCTTCCTCTTCTTCCTCGAAGTCGGAATGCAGAGTCTCCGGGTCGATATCATCGGAACAGTCGACCAGGGTGTTGTAACGCATGCCCAGCGCCAGGTCGGCGCTCGCGTGTTCGGGTTTCATGGCCATGGGTGCCCCCTTGATTGCCGTTGGTGGGTTACTTCTTGGTGATCTGCTGCATTTCGGCCATCTTTTCCTTGGCCATCGCACGGGCCGCAGCCAGGCGCTTCGGGTCCTTCTCGATTTCCTTGGCGCGCAGCAGGGTCCGCATGTCGTCCTCTGCCTGCCATTTCTTGTCGTCGCTCATTGGTGATGCAGAACCTTTCATGCTGGTGCTCCCTCGATCTGCTGCGTTTCAATGCCACTCATGAGCCCCACACCAGGGTTGGCCGGCGTGATGGGATTGGTGTTGGTAGGTAGATTGCCGGCGATGCCAGTGCCCCCCTGGAGTTCCGGCACGATCGGCGGCAGGTCTCGATCGACGTAACCGCCAGAGCGCAATAGCGAATCAGCAAGGCCAGCGGTCAGCGGGTTCGTGGCGATCACGCCCGCCGTCTGGATAGCGCTGTACTGCGCTTCGACGGCACGATTCACCGTCTCCTGGCGGGTCTTGTCTGCCTGGGCCTTGGCAAGCTCGGCGCGGGCTTCGTTGAGCGGATCAGGCTGGGCGGTGGCCTGCTGCTCGATCGCGTCGATAATGTCGTTCTTGTCCGTGACGTTGCTGTGCTTGATCACGAACGAGTCAGGAATGCGCACGCCCTTCTCGCGCATTTCCATGATCTGGGTGAACTGGCTGTTTTCGAACGTCACTTGCATCGGCTGCTCGGAGACAACCACGTCGTATTCGCCGATAGTCAGGTCGTTGAGCACGCTGCCATCTTCGGTCGGATAGTTGACGTACAGATCTTCGGTAACCGGACGCCCGCGGCTGTCCTGCTCGGTGATCTTCAGGATGCGCGGCTCGTCGTAGAAGTCCTGCACCAGCTCAAGGATGCGCTTGGCCATCATGTTGCGAGTCTTGGCCAGGTTATCCAGCGGCACAGCCAGGCCCTGCTGGGCGGCGAACTGGCGAGACTGGATGGCCACGCCACTGATCTCTCGGCCCGTGTTGCCGGTCATCGCGTCATTGATACCGGTGGTTTCGTCGATCATTTGCCCAGCACGGTCGATGACGCGATCAATCCCGGTAGGTATCTGGTTGGGCTGGATCTTCTTCGGTGCCTTCTCGACTGGCGTTTGGTCCTTAAGCACGATTGCGAGGCCGGTTTCAGCCCCTCGATCAGCCATTTCATCGTCCGACATGTTTGCCAGCGTGCCGGACCACCACACCCAACCGCTGTTGGCTGTGTTGTTGATGGTGTGCAGGAACTGGCTCATGGACTTGTTCAGCAACTGCTGAGGGCCGATCGCGTCATCCACCAAGCCGGTCGTCTTGCCGCGACGGAAGAACGGGAAGAACGGCACCACGGTGAAGTGCTTGAACGGGCTCCACTCGTCGAAGAGCGTGTAGTTGTAGGTGGTGATCACCCAGCGCACGCGGCGAATGCGGCGCCTTGCGCGCACAACACCCTGCGCTGCCGCGATCTGCTCTTCGGTCATGCCTTCGATGGTGCGGATATCACCGGTCATGGTGATCAGCACATCGGCATTCTCGGTTTTCCAGAACTGCCGTTCGATCACCCGGATGCGTTTGCTGCCGTCCGCCAGCGTGGCCGACCCCATGTAGCCGGTACTGCCGGTGTCTTCATTGCCGAACTTATTGCGCTCTTCGTCGGCCTCGTCGTCGCCAAAGTCCTGATCCTCAAGGTCTTCCTTCTCGCACTTGTCGCGAGCTTCCTTGCCATACAGATCCTCAATCTCGTCCAGGGTCAGCCAGCGCGTGATGATCACGTCCGACCACTTGTCTGGGTCGTAGCTCTTGGCGTCTGGATCAGGGATGACGTCTAGCGGGTCAAGATCGGTGATAGAGATCTCGCCCAAGATCGAATCTTGATAGCTGATGCGGATATCGAAGTAGCCGCGCTGCTGGATCAGACCATCTGAGAAAACTTGCGTCTCTATCCAGTGCAGGCCGGTGTTATCGCCGACCTGCTTGGCCACCTTGCTCAGCACCCTGGCCTTGTCTTCGTCAGCGCCCTGGCCGCGCGGCTGAAAAGCGATATCCATGCGGTTCTGGATCTGGTACCCAATGGCGGTATTCAGCTTGGGCTTGACCTGATTAAACTCCAGGGCTGGGCGCCCCTCGGCCTCTAGCGTCTCGCGATCTTCTGGCGTCCACTGCCGGCCACCACCCATGTAGAAGTTTTCGCACTCGCGCGCTTTCCGGCAGAAGCTCTGATGCCCACGCATGCGCCCGTACTCGTAGCGCTGCCAGTTTATGTTCGCCTGCTCGTCTCGGTTTCCGGACATTCGCTACGCACTCATCGCTGATTTGCGGCCTTTGCCGGCAATCAGCCGGCGCTTCCATTCGGGCACTTCTATGTCACTGGAGGCGATTGGCAATGCGAACGTGAGTGCCAGCGCGTCGCCGGCGTCGGGTGACTTCTTCAGTTCTTTCTTGATCTCTTCCTTGGAATCGAGCTTGATCTGGCCGTTTGAGCTGTACCGGTAGCCTGGCGCTGTCAGATCAGCATGCAGCTTGTCGCAGTCTGGGATGCTGGGCGGGATTATGTCCGCAATCCACTCGGCCATTTCCCCCCACATTTCAGAGCGCTTATTGAAGTACTTGCGCTGGTCGGTGGCCTTGCCGCCGAAGTTCACCGCCGTTACGCGATCGCCATAGCCCAGCTCGACCAGGCGATCGTAGATACCAGCGCCCAGGCCGCCGATATCGACGAAGACGCGGCGGATGGTCTTGTCGTCCTCAAGCATCCGCACGACCACCCCGACCACAGCCATGGTGTCGAACTGGTCGATCTTCTCCAGCCCCCAGGCCTTGCGCCCCTGACGGTGGATGATCGCGGTAGAGTCGTCGCCGAAGCGCGCCGGGTCGACACCAACGACATGAGCGCCGATCGCCTGCAGGTGAGCCGGGTTGACTTTGCGCGCCCTGGCAACGGCCAGCGTGTTGACCAGAGCCTTGTGGCCAACTCGCTGAAACGCCATATCTGGCGTGGCCGGGTACTCTTGATCGAACCAGGCGAAGTCGCCCTTGAAGTCGGTGTAGACCTTTGCTTGGCGCCATGCCATCTGCTCGTCGCTGAGCCCGAACGTCTCCTGATATTCGGCTTCCTCTGGCGACAACTCGAAGTCGCGCGGCACCTCGCGCTGATACTCGCGCTGGATGAACCAGGGGATGAACACCGCCATGTAGTCGCTTTTCTCGGCGACGGCCAGCGTCCACATTTCGTGGAAGAGGTTGGCCAAGCCGTTGGCCGTTGACTCCAGAATCGCCTCACTGCCTGCGACCAGGGGCAACGTCTGCCCGAGACCCGCCATGATGTTGATTGCGTTCGGCCAGAACGCCACTTCTGAACCATGCAGGTACTGGATCGTGTCAGAGCGGCCGGCGTGCTTACTGCCTGCCGTGGCCACCTTGTAACCGCTGCGCAGCTTGGCGAAGTTCAGTTCGGTGTCGCTGTTGTTCTTCGTTGCCGGCTTGAGCGTGGCATCGCTCAGCTCGTAATAGGTCTTGGCGATCCGGAAAAGGTTCTGGGTCGCTGCGTCGAGGTGGGTGATGATCATGGTGCGCTTGCCGAAGCGCATGCTGGTGCGTTTGTAGAACCTGGCCGCCACGTAGGTGCTGATACCCTGCTGCCGCCCCTTCAGCACGATGACGCGAACCCAGCCTCTCGCAGCCAACTGCTGCTCGATCTTTTCATGCAGTGCGCGCTGGGCATCATTCCACTCGAACGGCAGCACCTTGCCGCTCTTGTCGCGGATTTTCAGGTTCTTGGCGCAGTAGAGCTCGTCATCCTCGATGAGCCTGGCCAGGAGATTGTCGGCAGTTGACATGCGCACCCTCACTTCTGTGAGGGCTACGGAATGTCACTGGTAACGAGCCAGCAAGCCAGTCTCCCCATAAAATAGCTCTACAAGCTATTTGGGAATGGCGATGCAGGTGGAGTGAAGTTGGCGGTATAACGTGCCGATTTAGTCAGCCGAAACTGTTCCAAGTGCCCTAAAAATGGCGAACTGCCGAGAAGATTCTGTCCTAGCCGCAAAATTGAAAACGTGTAGTTGTTCGAGTCGATGTAGTTCGAACCTTGCTGAACACCGTCAATAAATACCCGTGTAACACCAGAGGCGCGACATATGGCTACGTGATAGAAAACGCCATTAGAAAGCGAGGTAGTTGTTACCCTCGTCGCGCCGTTTGCGAAAAAAACAAGACTGCTAGTTGAATTAGGCTGGAAGAGCACTAGGTTTGTCGTTACGGTTCCTGCTCGATTGTCAATCAGGGTTCCACCGCCTGCCGATCCAAACTGCGTACCACGAAAAAACGTCTCTACTGTGAAATCACCTGTACCTATGCTGACTGCAGCATCCGAGCAATCAAGCCTCCCTCCACCGAAAAGCCCAGAAGAACCGAACTTGCTGAACGCAGTGTCAACTTCTACCGCCCCATTACGCGCCCAGGTACGCCCTGCGCTATCGGGAAATGTAGTCGCCCCATCTACACCGGAAAATGGCAGTAGACTAGAAACCGATCCCCATAGCGGATCACCTCCCCCAGAAGTGGGCGAGAACGAGTATGGGTTCAGAACCATCGTCATGGTTGATATCCAACCAGAGTAACTTTCAGTCCTTTCGCAGTACCGTCGCCGATCTGATCAATGTCGATGGTGATCTCTGCATCTGCAGCAATGGCCGAATCTGATATGACCGGTGCAGTCACGGCTGTTGCACTCGTCTTCTCGGTGTTGTCGATGGTCAGCTTCGTGGAAAGGATCGAAACACCGGCCTCGTTGATATCGACGGTGAGAATTGACCCACCAGCTTGTGCGGTTGTCAGCGACGCGAGCACGCCAGTTACCGTGAAGGCATAGGGCATACGGAACGTGACCTTGGCTGTGCCAGCCGTTAGCGCCGTTGTTTCGTCGCTGCACGCGATGATGATAGGCACCAGCACCTGAACAGCGCCCGTTCTGCCATTAACCGATGACACCGCACCGCCGGATATGGATAGATCGCCACTCCCGAGCAGACTGTTGCCATTGATGGTCTTGATGTTGGTCGCGCTGACAAGGGTGTCCTGCTTGCCGCTGACGGTGGCGATCAGGTCGGTAATCTGTTTCTGCAGCTTACCGAACGCCACCAGTACGCTGTCAGAGCTGGTTATCGCAGTACCAGTGGCCAGGCTAAGGCCGCTGAGTACGACGGCCAGGACGCGCGCAGCGGTGTGGTAGAGGTTGGTCGCGCCCTCGGCCAGGCTGTCGGTGTTGGCGTTCGCCGTGGCTCCAGCAGCTATCCCACCGAGTTTCGACTTCTCTGCATCGGTGTAGGCGTTGGTGTCCGGGTTGCTCTCGTAGAGCGTCTTCACCTGGGCGGCAGTGATAGGATCGGCACTGCCGGCCTGGGCGACCCACTCGCTGTCGCTTTCGTCCCATATGTAGCGCTGCACTGGCGCACCCGCACCAGCGTCAACGTCGGCGTAGTCGCCTTCTTCTGCAGTTGGCAGGGCCGTCTGCAGCGCGGTGAAGTTGATGAACGTGCCGCGGTAGTGGCTGCCTTCCAATCCCGCCAGCTTGGCCTTCTCTGCCGCGGTGAAGTTCTCCTGGCTCAGGCCGTAGCCGGCGACCTTGTCGACCTTTAGGTCGAGTTGCACGGACAATGCACCAGGCTGTACGGCGGTATCAGCCAGAGCGCCCTGCGCTGCCGTTGCGGCACCGATATCGCCAGGCCCGGTAGGAATGAATGGCTTGTTTGCAAGGTCGGAATAACTGCCGCTGAGCGCAACAGCGGCCAGGCTGGCTGCGTTCGCTGGGGTGTACGCCAGCGCTGCGGTCACATCGGTGCCTGTCAGCGTCACAGCCCCGGTGCGGGTGTTGAAACTGCTCACGCCAGCACTACCACCACCGCCAGTACCAGGCGCACCGCGCAGGCCGGCAAGCACAACCACCGGAGTTCGCCGCGGCGCAGCACCCAGGACAATGGGATTGGCCACCTGGCCGGCGGCGATTACCTTCATGCGGTCACCTCGTCAGCAACCTCGATATCGCTGATCGCAGTCAGCGGATAGACCTCGCCGCCCGGGGCGATCGCTTCCACGTCGTACTTGCCTCGCTTCCACTCAAGTGCTGCAGCGGTGGCGGCGTCCATCTTGAGCACGAACGCGCTATGCGCAACGTCCACCTCGATCTCTCCGTCCGGGCTCTCGGACGGGTCGCTGTGCCAGGTGAACAGCACTTCACCACCAACGCCCTTGCGCACCTGGGCGCGGCAGTGCCAGCCCGTCAGATCCATGGGCTTGTTCAGCACCAGCAGTCCGGAACCGCTGAAGGCCTTCCAGCAATGCGCGTTCAAGGCGTTCAACTCGACGGTGTCGACGTCGACCAGCTTGGCGAGCTGGCTTTCATCATCCGGCGTGTTGAGCTCGGCCGGCGCCCTTACACAGGCCACACGCACCGGCCAGCCATCCGGCACGCCGTGCCCTACCACCGTCAGGCGCACAGGCGCAGTGCTCGGCATACCAGTGATCGGCAGATACAGCAGATCGTCCTCGGCGTACAGAAAGCCAAACTCGAACGTCTTGCCGCGCTGGATAGTGATAGGGATTTCAGGCGCCGACATGCCAGTCTCCTTACTCGCTGCTCTCAGCAGGACGCGCAGTGCGCGGCAGGAAGATCAACGGGACATTGGCGGGATGAACGCGGACCACGGCGTCGTGATCAAGCTCGAGCGGAATGCCCTCGACTTTCACGATCGCGCCCTTCTCGAGGAAAACGCGCACGCACCGATCCTGCTCCGCTGCCAGGTCGATACCGATAGCAGGCTTGCCAGCAAGCTGGCTTTCCAGGGATTCAGTCTTCGCGGCCTGGCCCTTCTGGTACGGCATCCACTTCGCGAAAAAGCTGCCAACAACCATGTCGCAGCCGTCCTGCACCAATGGCACGCTGCACACGCTGAACTGCTCGCCGTTCTGATCCCAGACGGTGAGGTTCACCATGGTGTCGCTGTGGACGTAGGCGATCACTGCAGCCAGTGGCTGCGTGGGGTTACCGAAAGCCAGCTTGCGGCCGGCCATGTAGCCAGCGGTCGGGATGAAGTGCAGCACGCGGCCGACGGTAGGAGTGATACGGGTCATTGTGGTGCTCCGATGATCTTGCACTGCCTGTGCAGGGTTGATTTACGAAACCGACCCTATGTCACTGGCCAAGACTGGCAAGCACCCACAAAAAAGCCCGCACTCGGCGGGCTTTCTCGCACCAGCATCTGTCAGGAAGGCGACTCGCTGGCGACCAGTACCAGATCCATTGCGCCCTGGAACACGGCGCCGGCGCTGGCGATGCGCATATCACTGCGCAAGATCGGCGTGCGTCCGACGTCGGGCACAGGCAGCGACAGACGCTGCAGGCCATAGACGCTGACCTGGCCAACATCGCGGGCCAGGTCGTGCGCAGCAACGGATTGCACAGCGACAGCAGGCAGGCCAGCGTCGCGCATCGGCTCAGCCATAACAGCGCCGCCGGCCAGCGCCAGGGCGATCAGAGGTACCAGCATGGATTTCGTCTTGAGCATGGGGAAAGCCTCTTGGTTGGTAACGAATCGATCAGATCGACTGCACCACCTGGGTATGTCACTGCGCGGCCCTGGCAACTATCCCTCGCCCATTAGGCGCTTCAGGCGCTCTTCATACGGCTCTTCATGCTCCTGCTCGTCGAGGTTGTAGGCCTGGCGCTCGAGCGGGATCAGGTTCTTCAGTGCCGTGGACAGATCGCGCAGCACGCCGGCATGCGTCGGCAGGCCTACCAGCTTCAGCATCTGATTGCGCCGCCTACTGTTCTCGTCGCCCTTGGTTTCCTCACAGATCGCATCCTCGATCTCTTCCCGGTGCGTCGCGGCCTCTTCGAGCTGCTGAAACAACATCGCCACCAGGCCATGCCCCTTGGCGATATCGCGACGGTGCCGACCGATCACCTGCAGGTTGGTCTGCACAGCGGTTTCGATATCCGCGGGCGTGGGGGCGTTTCCGTCAGAGGAAACACTGTTTCCATTCGGTGTTTCCTTCGACTCCTGTTCCTTGCGTGGCGCGGTCAGCAGAGCAGCACGGGTGCGCTCTCTGACTTCCTGGCTCGCGTCCTGAGTCCAACTGTTTGCCTTCGCCTTCTTGGAGATAGCACCAGGGGTTGTGTCGTGCTTCGTGGCCAGAGCACGCAGCGATAGCTGGCCTACCCTGTAATCCCGCTCGATCGCTTCCCAGTCGATTGGCTTGCGCTTGGTCATCGAATCACCTCCCATAACTTCCGCTCCTGCGGCGTGCGCGGCTGCTCAAACGGCTCCGGCCTGAACTCATACACCTGGCTACGATGCCGGTAGCAGCAGTGAAGGCCCGACTGCTCGGATAGCTCCTTCGCCATGGGGTGACTGCACACCGCTCCGCCGACTCTGGCGACGTCATGCCTGCTAACGACTCGCCGCACCTCAGCAAGCAGGAAGCCGAACACGCGACCGGTTCTGCGGCCACCGGTCACAACAACAGCGCTACTCATGCTCAGCACTAGTCACAGTGACAGAAGCGTGACCGGTCACACCGTCCAGCGTGACAGCGTTCGGCTGCACTGCCTGCATCGCAGCGCGGCGCAGCTCATGGATGCGCGTGCCATTGGCGCGAATGTGCTCGGACATCTGCTCGGCTGCACCAGTGATCACCTCGCCCAGCGCCTCGAACTGGCATGTGATATGCCCATCGTTCACGCTGTGCTGCACGTTCTGGCCATCGAACTGCACCGTGATCTGGATGCGCCAGCGCTGGCCACCTGGCTTGCGCACACCGAACGGGCGAGCGATGTACAGGCGATAGATGCCATGGCGCGGTACCTGATGCTCGACGAACAGGCGCCGCGGCCCCTCGTTGAATACTTCCGCTAGGGTCTTGCCCTGGATCTGGTCAGCCGCCTCCTGGGCGACCTCCTGCAGGGTTTTGGCTTCCATTACGCGCTCCTACGTGAAATCTGACGGTCTGCATCGGCCTGACGCCTTGCGGCTTCGCGTAGCGCCGCGCGCCGAGTGCGCCAACAGTCGGTTACGCTGCAGGCGAAGCGCGCCACGTCCGGATGCATGCGGTACGGGTGAGCCTGACCAGGTTGCGGCTGTGGCTCCCTGGTGCTGGCGATCAGATACTCAGCCACGTCGTACCGACAGGCGCCGGCATGATCGAGCATGGTGCGATTGACGATGAATACAGTGCGGCCGGCGCGGAGTTCGTCGGCACGATAGGTCTTGCGTCGCATGGTCTGCCCCCATGTTCGCGATTGGTTGGGAGGGTTACGGCGCCAACTTGCACACCCTGTGCAAGCTGACGAGCTCTTCCTGCAAGCTCAGGATCTGGGCTCGCTGGACTTTGAGGCCGGCAACGAGGGCTGGATAAGCTCGTCGAGCAGCGGCTGTAAGTTCTGGGGTTCCTGCATCAGGCTCGCCGGCAGCGGCCCCGGCTGTCCCCACTCGCACTGCGGGGCAGGTGGCAGCGACTCGCAGCCCGCAAGTGCCGTCAGCAAGGCAGCGATGCATAGATTCGGCATAGTCTTCGGCACGTTGTTTCTCCTTCAGAAAGGCGCTCTCGCGCGTCGCCTGGTCGTTGGCCAGCTCGCGCTGCAGCCGTATGGTTCCGCGCAGGGATTCGACTGCCGCCGCATGCTGGCCGGCCAAGGTCACGGCGTTGTCACGCTCGAGCGCAACAGTGTCGAGGCGCAGATAGAGCAACGTCACGGCAATGGCCAGGCCAGCGCATGCGGCGATCAGGGCGCGAGTCATTGGACGTTCCAGCACTTGGCGTGGCGCTCAAGTTGGCGAGTCCACACACCCCAGCAGCGCTGGTTGGGCTTGCCGTTAACCACGGTTGAACAGTCATAACCAGCGGCGTATCGCCACCTCAGCAGCGCTTCGCAGGCCTTCGGGTGCTCGCCTGCCAGCAGGTGCGTGCGCATCGAAGACGATCGCCAGTTGCCGATGCCGTATTGGCCGACGAAGTCGAGGTAGAGGTCGTATTCCTCCTGATACAGCTTCACGCCAGGCAGAGACGCCTGGAATCTGCGCTCTTCCTCGCTGTGCAGCGCCCGGGCCAGTTGTTGGGCGCGCTCGCGGGTGATGGGATGATCTGCCAAGGTGACGGGCGTACCGTCTTCGTAGCGGGTCGAGCCGTGGCCGATGGTTGGCACGTCGCCCTTGGTCGGGATGTGCGGGGCAAGCAGTTCGACGCCATCCTTCTGCACCACTGGGCTTTCGCCCTCGCTCTTGATCCAGGCGCCAAAGCCGGCCAGGCTGAGCGTCAGCGCCGTGACGGCAATTCGATTGCGGATGCTCATTGTTGCCGCCCTTCAAGGCCACAGCGCTCGCGCAGTGCCTCGATGCGAGCCAGGCTCTCGGCCTGCTCGCGCTTATCGCGTCGGTGCTGGAAGTAGAAATTCACCGCCAGGCCCAGGACAGCGATCAGCACGCCTGAGAGGCCTATCCAGTTGATCTGCGCCAGCCAACCCAGCACACCGGCTATCGCGCCGGCCTGGGTCACCTTGTTGGCTGCGGCAGCGCCGACTACCTCGATCACCCCATCATGAACTTGCTGTGCCATGCCATCGCTCCCGTGCTGGCTTCATGTGCATGGAAGGCCACGCTATGTCACTGGAAGCGGTCGGCAAGCGCTTGCAGATTCCAGCGCGTGACATAGCGTCGGAACCTCACTCACAAAGAGGGCATCACCCATGGGGCAGCAGAAGTTCAACATCGACAAGGTGAGCGACGACCAGTACTTCGCCGTGACCGAAGCCATGGCGCTGGCAGGCGCTGCATTTGAAGAGAAAGGGCCGGAAACCCTACTGATCATCAGCCTGGGCGCCGAAGGCGAGAATGACGCGATTCTCGCCGGCAGCCTCGCCGATGGCCGCCTGGAAAAGCTCGAGGCGCTACTGCAGCAGTTGAAAGACCGCGCCGAGGACGAAGAGCCCGACGACGCGATCGTGCTGCATCTTGAAGAGAAGCCTGACTAGGCCTCGCTCAGCACCCAAAGGGACTTTTTCACGTCATCCGGTGTTGCCGGCTCTGCCGGCATCGCCACCGTAGTCGTTGCGCCGAACTCTTCCGCCAGCACCTGCTGGATACGCTGCATAACTGCCGACTTAACGCCGTTTGGAACTCCGGTCACCACAACATGCGCTACCGGCGGGATCTTGATTTCAAGGGTCGTCATCTGAATTGCTCCGTTGATGGTCATCTTTTTCCGCAGTTGCGCGGGTACCGCCATAGGGCTGTTGAAAGGTGTCCTGCGCAGGTAGGGCTGGAATGCATCACTCCATGAATCCCCCCGGTACCGCCGCTGGCGTACCGTGTCCCACGCAATCCCCAAGCGCGCAGCCCAATCACGCGCCGGCATTTCCATCGATACCTGAACCACACGCCCGCCCAGCGACAGGCGCACAGGAAGATCTGCAGCACACAGAACGTCTTCGCGCATGGTCCCCTCCCACTTAACGAATCAGCCCCTGCTCACGCAGGATGCGGTACTGCTCGGCCAGCCAGGCCTGGAATACTGGGTCTTTCACTTGTCGCCGCCCTTCCACTCCAGCTCCCTGGCGTTATCCAGCGCTCCCTTCACGCTGCAGGCGGCATCGTGCTGGTCGGCAGAGCAGCTTTCTTCATCCTCGATCTCGTCGCGCATGTAGCCCTGTAGGTACACGCCAGTGGCGTCGCGGAGAGTGCGAAGGGCTTCGAGTTCGGCGTATAGACCGGCAGGGATGCGGCTCACCTGGGCAGGCTGCGGGGCCGTGTAGAGTGGTCGGCAATGCGCCATCGACTCCTTCTCGCCCTGGTTGAATGGCTGGCATGCCATGTGCACAAGGCTTTGCGATACGTCCCAATATGCCACCGGAGCCTGCCCCTCTTCCGGCGCCCCAGCTTCCTCCAGCTCATAGACGCCGTACCCTTTCAGTTCCAACTGTTTGAGCAGGCCAAGACCGGTATCGATGTAGTCGCCACCACCGGCCTTGCTGGCGATGCTCATTGCCTCACCGAGCCGCCAGGCACCCTGGTTGTCCGGCTGGTACTGGTAGGTGTACGCACGGCAGGTACCTGGCACGTCGTAGGCCTTGCCGTAGATGCCCAGCTTGTAGATCGATACGGAATCACTCATGACCCACCCCCTGGCCAATGAAGTGAACCGGACGCACACACAGAATCCCTTCCGACAGTTCGATACCGATGGTTCCCTTGACGATCTGGCGGCATTGTTCGGATGCAGTGGACTGATCCTGATGCTGGTACCAGCCGGTAACGGTGCGAGCGAGATTCGCAGTGCCGGTTATCACCGAGAGCACCACCAGCACCCACACCGCCCAGGAAGGAACCTGAATGAGCATGTATTTCTTCGGTCTGGTCACAGTTGAGTCTCCTGCTTTTTCAGGTCGCGCAGCAGCGCCCGGTAATGGGCGGTGATCTGCTTGAGTTCGTCGATGGTGTATTTGCGGGGACGGTGATCGGCTTCCAGCGCTTCCACAGCCTCGAGGCCGATACGCTCGATCAGGCCAGCACGGAAGCCGTTGCGCACCGATTCACCCTTGCGGGCGTACTTGGCTGAGCCACCGTTGCAGCCTTTGCACTGCAGCCAGATGTTGTTCTCTTCCAAGCGCAGTTCTGGCCGCGCGCCCTTGCTGAGAAAGTGGCCACCGTCCCATGCGCCGCCTGTTTTCCAGCCCTGGGCGGCTTCGATCTCTGCCTGGCTCTTTCCGCAACTGATGCAGCCGCTACCGATCGACAGCTCATAAACCCGGCGGTACGCCTGCACGGCACTGGTGGCTTCCTGCACGTAATCGCCATGGCTTCTCAGCTTTTCCCGGCGTTCCTTGATCTCGCGACGCTCGCGCTGATCGATGGCCATGCGCGCCTTCTTCTGGTTGGCAGGCTGATCAGCGATCGCCAGGCCGCACTGCCAGCAGCAGACCTTCTGGCCGATCTTGGGCGTGAATTTCACGTCGCAGGCTGGGTTGTCGCACTTGCGCTGGCGGGGCTTGCGCTCGGCAATGCCGCTGGCCTTGGCCTTCAGCGGCGTCTTGCGCTTCAGTTCGGTGCGCTTCATACAGAGGCCTCCCACAGGTGCTTCTGCCCCTGGTTTGGCGTCTCCACTCGCGGCCGGCTTGGGCAGTTCCAACTGCCGCCCCCGCGCACACCGACTAGCTTCCAGCCGCTGCCGCGCAGGCTTGCACCTGGCTCGCTGGCCAGCACATAGGTGATCAGTCGGCGGTACCCGAGCGCTTTGGCAGCCCGCCAGGCGGCGCCATACAGCATCGAGCATCCATTGCGCACGCCGTCGGTGCAGCAGCGGGTAACCTCAAGAGTCGCGCCGTCATCCATGTGGCGCGCGACAGGGCGACCAATGATCGCCACGCCAACAATCTGGTCGCCGACAGCAAGGCCAATGCTGAATTTGTGTCCCTGCACACGACCGTGGTGCCGGTGGTGCCGCTCAACGAAAGAGTTCGCCTCGGCGAGGGTCATGGGCACGATGTTCACTGCTCACGCTCCCCAGGCATCAGGCCGGTCATGTTCTCGATCGCTTCTTCAGTGAGGCCTGGCCAGTAATTCTCGATCAGGTGCTGGCAGATGCCGCGCCAGAACTCCTTGAAGCGCTCTTCGGTCATGTAGTCGAAGGCGATCGACTCAGGTACCTGGCGCATTACGCGGCCCAGGTCGGGAATGTCGAAGGCTTCGAACGAGCAGCACACGCCGGCGTCGAGTTGCAGTTTCTTGATGGTGGTGTGGGCGTCGAGGCCCTGGAACTTGTCGACCTGCTCGGCGACCACCCGGCCGAGGGCGTGCACCAGACGGTGAAACTTCACGTTGCGCGCTTGCTTGATCTCGCAGCGGACCTGATCGCCAATGCGATACTGGCGCTCGCGGCACAGGTACTGGTCAATGCTGCTGTCAGGGCAGAAGCCAGCGATCAGTTCGCCAGTCTGCGGGTCCATCAGTTTGCGCAAGCGCATATATATCGGGCGCTGGGCACGCGCCTGGCGCTTCTTCTTGGCCTCTGGTGTCTCGGCCTTTGGTGTTGTGGCTGTCGCTGCCTTACCCATGGCGCACCCCCTGCTGATCTGTGTTCAGGGCAGGCTGATCCCAGCCATAGGCACGGTTGAAACACAGCGGGTCCATGCGCATATACGGGACTTCGCCGATGCTCACCGGCTCTACCTGGCCGCGAATGTCGTAGAACTGGTCGCCGATTTTGGTTAGTACGTGGGCGCTGTCGTACCAAGGTTCGGCATCAGGGAATGCCTGCTTCAGCAGCAGATAGACCCGGAAACAGCCTCCATTCAGGCCGTACCTGGCCATATCCGGGTGCACGTCGCGCAGGGCGGCGATGAATGCGAGGACGTCAGCCATTGGCAATGTCCCTCGCATGCATGGCCATGGCTTCGTCGATACTCGCGCGAAGGTTCATGCCGCGGCGCTCGGTCTTATAGCTTTCGCCGAACTCATTACGGTCATTGGTGACGATGCAGCCGCTGTCGAGACGGGCCTTGTCCAGTTGCAGCCGGCCGATCACCGCAGCAATCTCGCCAGGCAACTGCTGCATGAACGTCAGGGTGCAGTCAGGCGAAACAGCAGCACCACACGCAGTTGCGCAGTCGCTGATGACCATGCGAAGGGCCATCACCTCGTCCAGCAGCGACAGGATGTTCTGCGCTTCGCTCAGGCACTGGTACTCTTCGATCTGCGCCGGCAGCATCGCGGCCTCTTCGGCGGTGAAGTCTTCGCCGTGCGCATCGCGGAGCATGATCAACGCCAGTTCGCGCAGGCGCTGTTGCTGTTCTGCGTTCACTGGTCCACCTCCTGCACAAGGGCGATGATGCTTTCCACACCCTTGGCGAAGCTGGCAGGCTTGCACTGCATGCACTGGCGCAGCCGGTCGACCAGTTGAGGTCTGCCGCCCTGCAATTCGAGCAGCAGGCGACCATCGCGAACGATATCGAGCGCGTGCTTGCGACCTTCGAGGTAGCCGACGCGGTCGAAGTGTCCAATCTGCGCAATCATGTTCACCGCACACCTCCCCGGCCGATCACGGCCAAACGCCCGTCGGCCACCAGCACACGGCGATGGCCACGGATCAGAATCAGTTGGTCACCCTCACGCGCTACGCAGTAGTTGCGGGAGAGCAGGAAATCGACGGACTCCCGCAGATCGCTCTGCAGGCGGCGCTCAAGCTTCATGGCTGTCACCTCGACGGATGCGGAGCTTGGCCAGCAACTGCTGGCGGGCCTGTTCTCCGGTGAGTTTGTCCAGGCCCTGCACGCGCATGACGCGCTGTACGAACCGTTCGCCGCGGCGCTCGGCCTGCTCTGGCGTCAGTTCGCGGCCTTCGCTCTGGTCTTCGATGCCCTGGCGCGGCGGCTCCAGCGGCAGGCCGAGCGATTCACGGCGGCGCAGCTGGTAGTACGCATGGTCGAAACGCTTGCGCAGGGTTTCTTCGGGAATGCTGCTGCAGCGCAGGTTGAACCAGCCGACAGCACTGCCAGCCAGGCGCACAGCCTCATGGCTCCAGTTGTGTCGGCCAGGGTTCGCGCAGTGGCGCACCACCTCACGCCAGGCGATATCGTCGGCGGGAAAGCCCAGATCCTCGGCAGTCGGCGTGCACAGCTTCACGAACTTGCCGACACTGGGCGCGAAGTCGGTTTCGAGTGCGCGGCAGGCTTCGATGCCGTAACGCAGCTGGTCGATGGTGTTGATCCCCGAGCGCATAAACCCTTTCACCCAGGAACGCTTGGCGCGGTTCTCTGCGGCATCGTTCGGCCAAGCCTGGCGCCACGCCGGGAAAATACTCTTCAGCTCGTCGAACAGTTTGTTGACGATCAGCGCAGTCTCGGCGTTCGGCTTCTTGGCCACGTTGTCGCGGACCTGCTCAGCAGGCAGGTTGGGCAAAGTCTTCAGCACATCGGTCGCGGTTTTCATACACCGTCGTCCTCTTCGATCCAGCGCGTATTGTTCGAATTACTCTTCGCGGCACCGCCGCGGCCTCTTTCAACCAGCCTCGCTTGCGAAGTCCGCATCCAGCGCTGCCAGGTGGCCTTCCAGTCAGCCATTGGCTTGCCGTTGCCCTTCCAGTAGTCGAGGAACTGCTCCAGCTCCCAATCCAGATTCACGTCGGGCGCCTTCTCCTTCGCCCAATCCAGCATTTCGATCGTCACCACGAACGGCAGCGGCAGCGGCTTCTTCGGCTTGGCGCGTGCGCCTTCCGCCTTGGCCTTCGCTGCCGGCTTCTTCGCCGTCTGCCCCTGTGACTGGTCACCAAGGGGGGCTATAGGGGGTTCTATTCCCTGTCCCTCTCCCTCTCTATTCCCTGTCCCTCTCTTAGCCGTGTCAGGTGCGTGACATGTCACCGTGACAGGTCCGTGACTTGTCACGCCTGAGTCCGGCAACTCCAGTGCGGCGAATGCCTCGCGCAGCGCCTTGGTCGGCGTGTTGTACGGCAGCACCTGGCCGGCCTCGCGCAGCGCTGCGAACATCTGCGCCCGGTCTTGCCGCTCCTTTTCCTTGCGCTTGTTCTCGCTCTCCTTCGCCGCCCGGTGCTCGACTCGCTGCGCCCAGGCGTCGATCGCTTTCTCAGCGACAACGGGGTGATACAGGCGCCCGTCTGCGCACTTCACGAACCCTCGCAGCGCGCCATCGCGCACCTTCTTCCAACTCTTCAGGTCACGGCCGAACCCTGCATAAGCAGCCAGGGCCTGCTCGGCATCCGGCAGAGAACCGGCCGGTACCTGATTCCAACTTGCGCACCACAGCAGCACCGCGGCGCGGAACTCGTCACCGCTCGCCTCGATCGCCAGGTCGCTGTCACGTAGCCGGTTCACATCCAGCGGCATGAACGGCAACCCGCGAAGATCAACGTCAGCAGGCACCAGCGGCGCCGGCAGATCAGTGGCTGTCATCAGCACCCTCGGCAGCCAGGTAGTCGGTGACGATTTGCACTGTCGCTTGTTCGGGCGTAATGCCCTTGCTGCGCGCGTAGTGCTCAAGCCTGATGCGCTGCACCGCAGGCATTTCCGCCATCGACTCGCGCGCCAGATCGTCGATCTGTTCCGGTGTTGGTGTTGTCATGCCCATAAGGGCCTCCCGAGGGCCTTCAGGCCGCTGCACTGGTTGCTTTACGCTCTTCCTCGTCGAGCCAACGCTCGACGATTTCCCGCACCAGCACCGCGCGGCGTTTCCGCTGCTTGCGGCACTGGTCCTCGATGCGATCGAGGGTTTCATCGTCGAAACGCGCCTTGATTTCGTTGTGCTTCACCGGGGGAAACATGCAGAACTCCTTACGCCACCTCTTGGGCTGGCACCTGATCCATGAACCTTTCTGGGTACAAGATCTGGAGTTCTGTCAGTTCGCCGCCGAATACCAGGCACAGCTTCTCGGCCAGCCCCGGCGAAGCGGTTTGTTTGCCGCGCTCAATACGGGAGAGGTTCCCGGTATCCAGGCTGCAGTTGATTTCGTGCAAACGGTCGACGACGTGCTGCAGACGCCATCCACGCTGCTTGCGTGCTTTTCGCAAAGGGGACATGCAACACCTCCTAGGTGGTCTCCTGAAAATATTCTGCTCTATAAGCAGATTGCACGGCAAGCAGAATCTGCGCAACAAGCTTTGTCGTCTGCGCTGGACTCAAGGAAAATTGGCGTATGAAGATTGGCGCAACTATTCGAGCTGCACGCAAAGCGAAGAAATGGACGCTGGAACGTCTCGCCCATGAAGCGGGTACTGACACCGGCAACCTTTCTCGCTTGGAGCGTGATATGCAGGGGGCAAACAAGGATCTCTTAGAGAGAATCCTGCAGCTCCTTGATATCTCTTTAAGCGGATCTCAGGGCTTCGACACGAATGTCAGCGAGGCCCTGCACGTTAAAGGACGAGTCCCACTGATCTCTTGGGTTCAGGCCGGCTGCTGGAGTGAAGTGTCTGATATCTACGCGGTTGGCGACGCCGAAGAATGGCTGCCCTGCCCCGCAGCCCATGGGCCGCGGACCTTCGCCCTCCGGGTGCGCGGACTATCCATGTACAACCCGAGCGAACGCCACTCCTTCAACGATGGCGATATCATCTTTGTCGACCCGGATCGGGATGCGATTCACAAGTCCCTGATCGTGGCCAAGCTCACCGACACCCAGGAAGCCACCTTCAAACAGTTGCTTATTGAGGGTAGCCAGCGATTCCTTATGGCCCTGAATCCGTCCTGGCCAGATCGCATATTCGCCATCAACGGCAATGCAGAGATCTGCGGTGTCGCGATCGCCAAGCATGAGCCTCTGATCTAGCCCCCACCACTAACCGCACAAACCAAGCCCGCCATTGAGCGGGCTTTTTTTTGCGACCTTTCGATTTTCTGCTCTTGACACAGATTTGAGTCTGCTCATAATGCAAACCATAAATCTGCTCTTTAAGCAGAATTTGCGAGGTCTAGAATGTATCTGCATCCCGAAAAGATCAACAGCGCACAGCCGCTTCCGTATCCGGGTCTGCCGGAGCGTGAGGCAATCCGCAAGCGTGCACTGGGCATCATGCAGCGCCAGGTGCTGAACGAACTGCAGCAGGGCGAACCAAAGCTTTGCCACGCCTTCACCCAGTTCTGCACCGATCGCTTCGATGAAGCCACCAGCTATGCCCTGTGCGTCTCCCGCATCGTTGGCGACAAGGCCGAGCAAAAGAAGGCCGACAAGCTGGTCACCGAGCATGTCGAGAAGTGCCGCCCGCTGTTCGTGGCCGAAGAAGTCGAGCGCCGCATCATCGGCGCCAAGTTCGAAGCACTGGGTCTGCCGCAATGATCCGCAGCGATGCTTGGCGCCGGAACCTCGACCCGCGCGATCCCAACTACCTCGACCCGCTCACTGATGAAGAGCTGGCCGAGCAAGAGGATGACAAAGCCTGGCTGGCAGAGTGCCGCGAGCAGGATGCGGAGGTGGCTTATGTCTAAGGCAGCCAACTACCGCGCCCCCGCTACTGGTCAGTTCATTTCTGAAAAGACCGCGAAGCACCTTGACCTGATGTTCATGGCCGAGGACTTCAAGCGCTGGGCTCTCCAAGCATCTGCAGCCGGCCGCAAGGACGAAGCACGCGATATGGCTCGTCGTCACAGCGAACTGAAGCGTGAAGCCCAGGCAGCACTTCGTGATTCCGAGGTGGCTTATGTCTGACTGGCAGAAGACCAAGGCCCAACTCCTTATCGCCCAGGCGATCGGCAAGCTTTTGCTAGCAGCCAATCAACCGATCCTGATTCAGGCCATGGCCAAGGAATACGCCGACGGCATGAACCAGCTGGCCTATGCCACTGGCCTGATCAGCGATGCCGAGTTCGACGACTACCAGGCTCATCTGATCGTCATCGGCAAGCGCCAAGGATTGCTGCCGACCACGCCGAGCGATTCGGAAAAAGCCAAACCGGCGAATCCGATCGATACCTCGGCATGGCCGCCCTGCAACCCAGCGTGCGACCCGGAGTTAAACGGCAGCAAGAGTCGGCACTGCATGTGTGAGCCGGCGAAAACGGCCATGGCGGAACAGGGGATCAACCATGCCTAGCCCTTTCACAGGCCGCTGCTTTGCCGATGCGTTCGCCCGCGCCACTGCCGCCGGCGTGACCGATATCCGACAGATCAAGCGAACCGTCCGCCGTAACGGCACCTGGTTCATCACCTGCGAGGTGCCGGCATGAGCCGTTTCACGAAAGAAACCCTGCGCGCCGCCGCTGTGTGGCTCGCCATCTGGGGCGCAGCACTGGCAGCAGCACTGATCAAGTACGGAGTACCGCCCGCATGACAACAACAGCCACAGCACCGGACAGCCTGATCCGCCTGCCCGAAGTGCTGAAAAGAACCGGCCTTTCCCGCGCCTCGGTGTATCGGCTGATGGATGCCGGCGACTTCCCGGCCAAGCGGAAGCTGATGGGTACAGGGCGCAGCTCTCCCATCTGCTTCTCGGCCAACGAAGTGCAGGCCTGGATCAACAAGCGCATGAACCCCGCCAACGACGGCGAAGAACAGTAGGACGGCAACCATGGCAACTCAGGACAAAGTCGCGCCGAAGATGGCGTTGTGGGAATCGGTGAAGACCACCGACAAGGCGTTTACCAAGACCCAGGATCTGGAGGGCCGCCCGGTCACCAGCATCAACGGCATGTATGTCGTTCAGCGCGCCACCGAGACTTTCGGCCCGATCGGCAAGGGCTGGGGCTACGAGATCCTTGTGGATCGCTTCGACCAGGGCGCGCCGATCAGAGACAAGAAGTCGGGCGAAGTGATCGCCCATGAGCAGATGCACACCATCCTGCTCAAGCTCTGGTACGTGCATGGCGGCAAGCGGAACAACGTCACTCAATACGGGCACACCCCGTTCGTCCGCAGCAGCCAGTGGGGTGCCTACACCGACTTCGATGCCCCGAAGAAGAGCCTCACCGACGCCATCAAGAAGTGCCTGAGCCTGATCGGCTTCTGCGCTGATGTGCATATGGGCATGTTCGAGGACGAGATCTACCTCCAAGGCCTTGAGCTGAAGAAGCGCCTGGAGGAAGCCGGCGAAGACGGCAAGCAGGAGGTCATGAATGAGGCCAAGGCTGATTTCCGCGCATGGGTTGAAACCCAGATCGAAGTGATTGCCGCCACCAACAACCAGCGCTCGCTGGAAGCCATGCGCAAAACCATCTGCGAGAAGGCTCGCGAGAAAGCAAAGGTCGTGAACTACGACCCCGCCGACGTAGAGCACCGCATCAACGAGGCCGCCGACGAGCGCCTGCAATTCCTCAACGACAAGTACCCGGCCGGTAAGTAACCCCGCCCACCACGGAGAAGCAGACATGACCATCATGAACGACGTGAACATCGAAACCGGCACCGTGAACATTGCCGTTTTCAACCAAACCGACGCTGCCCTGGCTGCACTGCGCGAGAAGTATCAGGTTGTGCCTGATGCCAACACCGAAGAAGGCTATGCCTTCGTGAAGGAAGGCATCAAGGAACTGACCGGCTTACGCACCCGCCTCGAGGCAGTCCGCAAAGAGGTGAAAGAACCCTACCTGCAGGCAGGACGGATCATCGACACCGAAGCCAAGCGTATCACCGTCGAACTCACCACCCTGGAAGAGCCGATGAAGGTCGCGAAGAAAGAGGTAGATGACCGTGTCGAGCGCGAGCGCCAGGAGCGTATCGCCCGCCTGCAGGAAAAGGTCGACGCCATCAAGGCCATGCCTGGCCAGGTGCGCGGCAAGGGCAGCGAGGAGATCGAATCCATGCTTGATCGCGTCGGCGAGATCGACGTCATGCACGACTACTTCGACCTCACCCGCGAAGCCGTAGCGGCCAAAGACGCAGCGATGAACGAACTGACCCAGATGCTGGGCGAGCGCTTGGAGTTCGAGGTAAACGAGAAGGCACGCCTGCAGGCTGAAGCAGAACGCGCCGAACTGCAACGCCAACTCAAGGCACAGCAGGAAGAGAACGATCGCATCCTGCGCGAGCAGCAAGCCGAAATGCAGCGCCAGCAGGACGAGATTAAGCGTCAGCAGCAGGAAATGCAGCGTCAGCAAGACGAAATGCGCCAGCAGCGTGAAGCGCTGGAGCGTGCCCAGGCCGCCCTGCAACAGCCAGCACCTGCCGCCGAAGTCGCCCAGGTCGAAGCGCCAACCGAAGTGGTCGCAGCAAAACCGGCTCCTGCAACCAGCAAGGCCAAGCCCGACAACCGCCCATGGCACGCAGTGGTTACCGATAAGTCCGCACTGATCGCCGCGATCGCCGCCGGCTTCGGCACTGAGGATCTGCTGATCGTCGACCAGGCCGCTCTCGACAGCCTGGCCAACGACAAGCGCAACGGTCTGGAACTGCCTGGCGTCGTCGCCCAGCCGGTACCGGCCACCCACGCCGCCTAACCCGAAACCCTGAATAAACGACCGCGCCGGGCCATCCGGCGTGGGTTGGGGTTCCTACACCCTGGAGCACGCGAAATGACTCAGAACATCAACGTATTCGATTTTGAAACCACTGGCATTCCGGATTGGAAACAACCGAGCGAAGCCGGCCACCAGCCGCATATCGTCGAAGTCGCAGCCCTGCTCTGCGACGCCGAAGGCAACATCATCGACCGCTATCAAGCGATCGTCCGCCCGAACGGCTGGGAAATCTCGCCGGAGATGACCGAGATCCATGGCATCAGCCAGGAACAGGCCATGGACGAGGGTATTCCGGAGATCGAAGCGCTCGAAGGCTTCCTGGCCATTCACGCCCGCGCCAGCATACGCGCCGCCCACAACGCCACTTTCGACGATCGCATCGCGCGCATCGCCATTGCCCGCTACCACGGCAAAGACCTGGCCGATTCCTTCAAGGAATCCACCACCAAGTTCTGCACCTGCTACGAGTCGCGCCCCGTGCTGAACCTGCCCGGCAAGAAGCTGCCCAGCCTGGCCGAGGCCTACAAGCACTTCACTGGCGAAGACCTGGTGGAAGCCCACCGCGCCATGCCCGATGCCCTTGCCTGCGCTCGCGTGTACTTCGCCCTGATGGGCGTGGCCATGCCGGCCGCTGCTTGAGGCCGACGCCATGATCGACCCTCGCGCCAACAGCCCAGAACGCATTGTGCCGCCGGCTCCGCTGCCAGTAGTGAGCCGTCGCCGGCTGCTCAAGATCAAGGATGCCTTCCCCATCCCCACCTCCTGCAACTGCTGCAACGGCGACCGCGTGCGCCTGGTGGAGAACTCCGAGATCTACAACGGCAAGTCCTTCGGTGACTGGCCCTATGCCTATCTGTGCATGGATTGCTTCGCCTACGTCGGCCTGCATCCGGGTACCGATCTGCCGCTGGGCACGCTGGCCAACAAACCACTGCGCAATGCCCGCAACAGCAGCAAGGGCGTTTTCAACCGCATCTGGCGCGAGGGCCACATGACCCGTGACGGGGCCTATGCCTGGCTGACCCGCCAGCTCGGCATCCAGGCATCCGAATGCCACTTCGGCCTGTTCGATATCGAGCGCTGCCACCGCGCCAGAACCGTATGCGAGCAGTTCATGGCCACCACCGGCCGCCGCAAGGCCTGAACCCAGGAGATCGCCATGCACCACGAAACAACACTCAACCTGCCGTCCCCGTCATCCAAGGAAGCCGAGCGTGAATGGCTCGCTGACCGAGTGGCCGAGTTCCAGGCCCGGGGCGCGCAGGCAATTGAAGCACCGATCGAGAAGCGTCCGCTGGTTAGTGGCCAGTGGACTGCTCCCGGCATGACGATCATCACCGAGGCCCGCCGTCATGAGCAGGCCGCGAAAGCCCACCGCAAGGCAGGCGGTCGCCCCATCGGTGCCGTTGTCGTTGATAGCCCCGCCCTGATCGAGCGCGCCCGCGCCATGGCCGGCCTGGGCGTATCCAAGTACGCCGCCTCCCGCGCACTCGAAATTGGCACCGCGCGCCTTGAGCGCATGGGCAAAAAGCACGGTTTCGAGTTCGCCACCAAATCCCCTAAAGCCGCTTGAGGAAACAGCCATGTGGTTCCGTAGCCTACTGATTTACCGCATCACACAAGCCATCGACCTGGCTGCCGAAGCGCTGGAAGTCGCTCTGGCCAGCAAGCCCGCCCGCCCCTGCGAAAGCCAGGAGCTGACCACCTATGGTTTCGCAGCGCCGCTCGGCAAGGGCGATGACGCGCCCCTGGTGCACGCGGTCGAAGGCATGTTGTTGATCAGCGCCCGCAAAGAAGAGCGCATGTTGCCTGGCTCCGTGGTGCGCGACGCACTCAAGGATAAGGTCGACGAGATCGAAGCGACCCAGATGCGCAAGGTCTACAAGAAGGAACGCGACCAGTTGAAGGACGAGATCGTGCAGGCCTTCCTGCCGCGCGCGTTCATCCGCAAGTCGAGCACCTTCGCAGCGATCGACCCGGTCGCCGGCCTGATCTACGTCGATGCCAGTTCACCGAAGCGCGCCGAGGATCTGCTGTCGACCCTGCGCGAGGCGATCGGCTCGCTGCCGGTACGCCCCATCACCGTCAAGATCGCCCCTACCGCCACCCTGACCGACTGGCTCAAGCAGCAGAGCGCGGCCGAAGGCTTCTTCGTGCTGGATGAATGCGACCTGCGCGACACCCACGCCGAGGGAGGCAGCATCGCCGCCAAGCATCAGGATCTGACCAGCGAAGAGATCCAGTTGCACCTCTCCACCGGCAAGCTGGCCACCAAGCTATCCCTGGCCTGGCGGGACAAGCTGAATTTCATCATCGACGACAAACTGCAGATCAAGCGCCTGCGCTTCGAAGACCTGCTGACCGATCAGGCCGCGCAGGACGGCGGCGATGACGCCCTCTCCCAGCAGTCCGCCAGCTTCTTCCTGATGATGCGCACCTTCCGCGAGTTCGTGCCCGAACTGCTCACCGCCCTGGGCGGCGAAGAAGTGCCCACCGGTATCTGACCAGCCAGCAGCGAACAGGAAAATCACCATGCCAATCCGTCACAGCATCATCCACCTGATCGACAAGAAGCCCGACGGCAGCCCTTCTGTGCTGCATGTGCGCGACTGTGAACTGCCAGACTCGCAGGCACGCGACAACCTGCTGACCGATCTGAACGAAGCCTACAACGCCAAGCCCGGCAAGGCCTGGGGTCTGTTCCATGAAGAGTCCGGCGCCTACCCGCTCAGCGGCTGGCTGCGCGATTACCTCGATGGCAAGCAGGACTTCGTCGCCTTCAGCTGTGTGGCCGTCGAACACCTGCAGAAGCTGATGGAGGAATCCAACCTCACCGTTGGCGGCCACGCCATGTTCACTCACTACCAGCAAGGCATGACCGACTACCTGGCCATCGCCCTGCTGCATCACAGCGATGGCGTGACGATCACCGAAGACCTCGAGGTTGTGCCAGCCAAGCACCTCGACCTGACCCAACTGCACCTGGCCGCACGCATCAACCTGAGCGAGTGGCGCAACAACCCGAACTCGCGCCAGTACATTTCGTTCCTCAAGGGCAAGGGTGGTCGCCGCGTCTACGACTACTTCCGCGACTTCATCGGTTGCCAGGAAGGAATCGACGCCCCTGGCGAAACCCGCACCCTGCTCAAGGCGTTCAGCGACTTCGTGGAAAGCGAGGATCTGCCGGAAGAGTCCGCCCGCGAGAAGACCAACACCCTGGTGGGCTACGCCACCAGTCAGGCCAAGCTGGGCGAGCCGATCAGCCTGGAAGAACTGGCCGCATTGGTAGACGAGGATCGCCCGGCCGCCTTCTACGACTTCATCCGCAATAAAGACTACGGCATGTCACCGGTATTTCCGGCAGACAAGCGCACCCTGACCCAGTTCAAGCGCTTCACCGGCCGCACCGACGGCTTGTCGATCAGCTTCGACGCCGGTCTGTTGGGCAACAAGGTCGAGTTTGACCAGGCGCGTAACCAACTGGTGATTCATCAGGTACCGCAGCAACTGGCCGACCAAATAAAACGCGCAGGGGCTTCGGCATGACCGTCTGCTACGAGAAGTTCCTGCAGCAGAAAGTGCGCCTGGCTGAGCCGCAAGGCTTCGAGGTCGACCCGTCTGCCTTCCATGAACTGCTCAAGCCCCACCAGCGCGCCATCGCTGCATGGATGGTTCGCCAGGGCCGCGCGGCGTGCTTCGCCGCGTTCGGCCTGGGCAAGTCGATGATCCAACTGGAAGTGGTGCGCGTCACCCGCCAGCTGGCCGGTGGCTATGCGCTGATCACCCTGCCGCTCGGCGTGCGCCAGGAGTTCGTCCGCGACGCCGCCAAGCTGGGTATCACGGTGAAATTCATTCGCCGCTTCGAAGAGGTGGAGGACGAGCAGACCATCTACCTGACCAACTACGAGACAGTCCGCGACGGCAAGCTAGATCCTCGCCTGTTCAGCGTGGCCAGCCTCGACGAGGCGAGTTGTCTGCGCGGGTTCGGCGGGTCGAAGACCTTCCGAGAGTTCATGGCGCTGTTCGCCGGCGACGATCGCGCCAACGGCGTCCGCACTGAGGGTGTCCGGTACCGGTACGTGGCCACGGCCACACCGAGCCCGAACGAATACATCGAAATGCTCGCCTACTCGGCCTTCCTGGGTGTGATGGATGTTGGCCAGGCCAAGACCCGTTTCTTCAAGCGCAACAGCGAGCACGCCGACCAGCTCACCATCCACGCCCACAAAGAAGCCGAGTTCTGGATGTGGGTCGCGTCCTGGGGGATTTTCGTTCAGCGCCCGAGCGACCTGGGTTTCAGTGACGAAGGCTACGACCTGCCAGAGCTCGACATTCGCTGGCATGAGGTGCCATCCGACCATTCCAACGCCGGCCACGAACGCAACGGCCAGGGCCGCCTGCTGCGTAACACCGCCATCGGCGTACAGGACGCCGCAGCCGAGAAGCGCGAAAGCCTGACCGCCCGCGTCGCCAAGATGCTGGAACTGCGCGCCGAGGATCCAGACGCCCACCGCATCATCTGGCACGACCTCGAGGCCGAGCGCCACGCGATCGAGAAAGCCATTCCCTCTGTCGTCAGCGTGTACGGCTCGCAGGATATCAACGAGCGCGAGAACGCGATCATCGACTTCAGCGACGGCAAGTTTCCCGAACTCGCCGCCAAGCCCGTCATCGCCGGCAGCGGCTGCAACTTCCAGCGCCACTGTTCCTGGGCCATCTACCTGGGAATCGGCTTCAAGTTCAACGACTTCATCCAATCCATTCACCGCCTGCACCGCTTCCTGCAGCTCGGCCGCGTGCGAATCGACCTGATCTACACCGAGGCCGAGCGCGACATTCGCCGTCAGTTGGAAAGGAAGTGGCAGCAGCACAACACCATGGTTCAGCGCATGACCGAGATTATCAAGAAGTACGGCCTGTCAGTGGCCGCCATGGCTCAGCAGCTCACCCGCGCCATGGGCGTCGAGCGCGTCGAGATCACCGGCCAGAACTATCGCATCGTGAACAACGATTGCGTCGACGAGGCTCGCCGCCTTGCCGACAACAGCATTCACCTGACCGTCACCAGCATCCCCTTCAGCACCCAATACGAGTACTCGCCCAACTACGCCGACTTTGGCCACACCGACAGCAACGAACATTTCTTCGAGCAGATGGACTACCTGACGCCCGAACTGCTGCGCGCCACCGTGCCCGGGCGCCTGGCCTTAATCCATGTGAAAGACCGCATCGTGCCAGGTGGCATGACCGGCCTGGGCTTCCAGACCGTGTACCCCTTCCACATGAAAGTGGTCGAGCACTTCACCAAGCACGGCTGGGGATACATGGGCATGAAGACCATCGTCACCGACGTGGTGCGCGAAAACGCCCAGACCTACCGCCTCAGTTGGACCGAGCAATGCAAAGACGGCACGAAGATGGGCGTCGGCATGCCCGAATACCTGCTGATCTTCCGCAAGCCACCGACCGACACCAGCAACGCCTACGGCGATATCCCGGTGGTAAAGGCCAAGCCTCTGTGCATCGACGAAAACGGCCAGATCGTGCCCTTCGCCATGGACAAGAAGCTGACCGTAACCCGTGGCAACGGCTACAGCCGCGCCCGCTGGCAGCTCGACGCCCACGGCTTCACCCGCAGCAACGGCAATCGCCCGCTGACCGAAGCCGACTTCGAAGGCATCGCGCATGACGTGATGTTCAAGCTCTACCGCGACTACAGCCTGTCCACCGTCTACGACTTCGAGCACCACGTCACCATCGGCGAATCGTTGGAAGTCTCCGGCAAGCTGCCGACCGGCTTCATGCTGCTGCCTCCGCAGTCCTGGCACCCGGATGTGTGGACCGACGTTGCCCGCATGCGCACGCTGAACGCCGAGCAGTACAGCAAGGGCCAGGAAATGCACCTCTGCCCCCTGCAGTTCGACATTGTCGACCGCGCCATCGTCCAGTACTCGATGGAGGGCGAAACCGTCTACGACCCCTTCGGCGGGATCATGACGGTACCCGTCCGCGCGCTGAAGCTGAAACGCAAAGCGATCGCCTCCGAACTGAACCCCCGCTATTTCCTCGACGGCGCCGGCTACTGCAAAGGCGCAGAGGAAGACATGGCCATGCCCGACCTCTTCGCCCTGCTCGATGCCGAGCAGCAGGACGATATCGCCAAGGAATCCGCCGAATGACTTCCCTGAACCAATCAGCAGCGATCGACTTCTCGACCCAGTACGGCCTGCACCTGAGCGAGGATGACGACGCGATCATCGTCGACCTGTTCGCCGGCGGCGGTGGCGCCAGCACTGGTCTGGAGCAAGGGCTTGGCCGCCAGGTGGCGATCGCCATCAACCACAATCCGGCGGCGATCAGCATGCACACCGCCAATCATCCTCACGCCGAACACTATCAAACCGACGTGTGGGGCGTTGATCCCCTGGAAAGCACCGGCGGCAACGTGGTCGGCTGGCTGCACGCATCGCCGGACTGCCGCCATTTCAGCCAGGCAGTTGGCGGCCAGCCGCGCAAGAAAGAGATCCGTGATCTGTCCTGGGTAGTGAAGAAGTGGGCAGGCAAGCTTCGCCGCCAGGGCAAAGGCCCTTGGGTGATCAGCCTGGAGAACGTCAAGCAGATCCTCCAGTGGGGTCGCCTGATTGCAAAGCGTGATCGCGACACCGGGCGCGTTGTGAAACTCGACGGCTCCATTGCCGCAGTCGGTGAGCGCGTTCCGCGACATGAGCAGTTCCTCGTGCCCGATCCGCAAGACAAGGGCCGTATCTGGCGCCGCTTCGTCCGTGAGCTGGAAGGCCTCGGCTACCACGTCCAGTGGTGGATCGAACGCAACTGCGATTATGGCGACCCCACCACCCGCCAGCGCCTGTACCTGATCGCTACCGCCGAAGGCCTGGAACCAGTGCGCCCGGTTGAATCGCACGCGAAGAAGCCGGGCAAAGGCCAGAAGGCCTATCGCACCGCGGCGGACTGCATCGACTGGAGCGACCTGGGCACCTCGATCCGCAACCGTAAACGTCCACTGGCCGAAGCTACGAACCGTCGCATTGCTCTCGGCATCAAGAAGGAAGTCATCGAACGCGCACAGCCATTCATCGTACCGATCGCCAACTGGTCGACCGAGACGGTGCACGCCGTCGACAAGCCGCTGAACACCATCACCGCGTGGCCGAAAGGCGGTCACTTCGCATTGGCCATGCCCCACCTGGTCAAATTCCGTTTCGATGCAGCAGGCCTGCCAGTTGACCAGCCGATGCCGACCATCACCAGTGGCGGCGACTACAAGCGACCGGCCGGCGCCGCCCATGCACTTGGCCTGGCCAGCGCTTCGCTGATTCAGGTTGGCTATGGCGAGCGAGACGGTCAGGCGCCGCGCGTGCCTGGCCTGGACAAGCCGCTTGGCACAGTCGTAGCCGGTGGCGGCAAGCACGCGCTGGCAACTGCATTTCTGGCCCAGGCCAACGGTGGCTACAACACCATGCACAGCCGCCCTGCAGATGCCCCAGTCAGCACCATCACCAACCGCGGAAGCCAGCAGCAGCTCGTCGCCGCCAATCTGGTGCAACTGCGCGCCAACTGCGATTCGCGCCCGGCAGACGAGCCTCTGCGCACGCTGAGTGCTGGCGGCCAGCACCACGGCCTGGTCGCTGCAGATCTGCTGAGTGGAACGCTCACCGAAGAACAACTGGAAGGCGCCCTGTGGTGCTCCGCGTTCCTGATGCGCTACCACTCAACTGGAGGCCAGTGGGCTGCTTGCGATTCACCTCTGACCACCATCACCACCAAGGATCGCCTGGCCCTGGTCACCGTCTGGATCAGTGGCGATCCCTACGTGATCGTCGATATCCGCCTGCGCATGCTCAAGCCTCGCGAGTTGTACCGCGCTCAGGGCTTCCCCGACAGCTACATCATCGAGCATGGCCACGATGGCCGCCGCTTCAGTCAGTCTGATCAGGTGCACATGTGCGGCAACAGCGTCAGCCCTGGAACCATGGCGGCATTCGCGCGCGCCAACGATCCATGGCGCCGCCGGCGCGAACGCAAGACTGCCGGCCATGAAGCCAAGGCATTGCAGCCATGAAACGCCGCAAGCCCAACAACCCGCGCGCCCGGCTGGAGCGATCCTGCCGGGCCATCCTGAGCAGCAACCACGTTGCCGTCGTCTGCATCAGCCCGTCGGGCTGGCAGGGGATGGTCAATTGGAAGTTGGCCAAACGCATTCCGCCTGGCCGCCAGGTGGCCAACGCCCTGTGCGATATCCCGCACCGCTGGACGATCTACGTAGCGGGCCTGTGCCTGGATCAGTCGGGTAATCGATACATGAAGAGCATCGAGGCCATGCCCGATGGAAACTACCTGGCCGCGCACCTGACTGACGTGATCGAAACATGCGTGCTCGACCAGCGCGCCACCTGCAACCCGCGCCACCTTATCGGCTCTGGCTGGATCGCTATTCCTGCCCAGGTATCCCTGACCGAAGACCAGGCCTACCGGATCTTCGATCTGGTCGGCGCCTGGAATCAGGTCAAGCAGGTGAGCGCATGAACCTAATCGTCAGCGCCCCGGTTGCGCTCTTCGCTCAAGAGAATCTTGAAGCGGTGAAACGCCACCAGATGCCCACCGCCCTTGTTGCGCCAGGCCTCATGCGCGCTTCTGTACATGCTTTCAACCTCGACCATCACGCGCCGGTATCGCTCGACTTCGAGCACCAGCCGGCGCATTTCCGGGTTCTCGGCCCAGATCTTTCGCAGTTCGCCCTTCGTGACCGGGCGGAAGTCAGGGAGTCTGTAGTTCATGGCAGAGTACTGGATATAAAAACAGTATTCTTGCACGCACCTGGCAATCCGTCATCGGCTCCCGATGCACGGCACGCGCTCAACACCCCTACCGACTGCCGCGAAACCGGTCGACGCATCGGCGTATGCCCGTGCCCGCGGTGCAAAAAAAATGACGGAGCCAAGTTGCAACCCCGCCATGGTTCGTCACTCGTCCATGATCATGAAATGGCAGGTCTCCCCTCCCTGACCTTGGCCGATTACAAGACCAACACCATCGACCTCAACAATCGATCCGATGAAGTTTCCGCTCATGTCGTAGAACTCGTCACCGTCCACGCGGTAGATAAGCTTGCCGTTACTTCTGACAAACTCGTCTTCATCAATACGCCCTATAAGTGGCGCGCTTGGGCCTCTGCCCTGATAGACGTTATACCGTCCCGCGCTGTAATCCTTAGCCATAGAACCCTCCTAAACCGGCCCCATGCCGGCAATCCGACACTACCCCACAACCACCCACCTCGCCAACGGGAGGTATCACCGTGCGCGCTCATACGCTCGACCAAATGATTGTTGAACTGCATCGCTGCCTTCGTGAAGCCAGGGCGCTCCGGAAGCTGCAGAAGAAGGAACCCACCAAGCGCCACCCGCGCGAGTCGGGGTCTCTGCGCCGCGCATCCATGGATCTGACGCGCAAGCTCGCAGACCTGCGCCAGAACCGCTGAAACCAGCCCGGCCGGACTTCCCTGCCCGATGCCACCGGCCAGGCCAGACATCGATTATCCCACACCGTGAGGTGAACCATGAACGAACAGGAAAAAACGAATGCACCGCGAACTGAGTTCGTGCGTGAAGACCGCTATATCGTGATCAAGCGGAGCGACCTGAAAGCAGCACCTATCTACCTGCAGGTGGAGCTGTCGCTTGCTATTGAGAAGTTGGCAGAACATTTACCAGGCCGCGAGTGCCTGGTTATCGAGAGCGACTGGCCGGAGTACCCGGTAGCCTGGCAGATGATCGAATCGCGCATGAATGGCGGCGCAGTTGTAAACCAGCAGGTTACTACTCCCTTCTGCCTGTGGAAGCGCGAGCAGGATAGCGGTTTCTACGAAACCGGCTGTGGCCAGACTTGGCACTTCACCGACGGCACCACGCCCGAGGAAAACAGCGCCTATTTCTGCCACCACTGCGGCAAAAGCCTGGAGGTGCAGCGGTTGATCGCCTACCAAGTTGGCGACAACGACATCGTTGCTGCCTACGACCCGTCCGGCGCGATCGAGGTGCTGTGCACCTACAACGGCTACGAGCTCGACGAGTTCACCGTCAATGAGGTGGTCGCTGTCAGTGACGCTCTGCTCGATTCTACAGAGGCCTTCGACCAAGACGAAGGCAAGACCGTCCCCCTCGAAAAGACCCTGCGCCAGGAACTGGACGAGCTCACCGAGCCTGCCTACCTGCATGGGTGGGAGTAAGCCATGAATACCCCAGCCCATAACACCTGCTGCACCTGCGGTTACACCTGGCTGCATGGCCAAAACGGCAGCCACAGTTGCACCGCCAACCTAGTCACCCAGTTGCAGGCGCTCAGCAAGATCACGCTCTCCACTGAGCGCGCCGGCCGCGTCTACGTCGCCGGCCCAATGACCGGCTACGAAGATTTCAACTTCCCCGCCTTCAATGCAGAGGCCGAGCGCCTGCGCGCCGCTGGCTGGCATGTTGAAAACCCGGCAGACCATGGCCACGTCGACGGTGGCGAGTGGGCCGACTACCTGCGCTATGACATTTGGCGCCTGGCCACCTGTGAAGCTATCCACCTGCTGCCAGGCTGGCAGAAGAGTCGGGGCGCCAAACTCGAAGTGCACATCGCCAAGTCACTTGGCATGAAGATCCGCTACGCCCACGGTGCCGAGCCCGCCGCCGACCTGATGATCGACCAAGGCGCTGACTTCCTAATGATGCAACTGGCGGCCGAGCCGAAGCCAGACCCTGTCGAGGTATTCCTCGACGAGATCCGCGCCGAACTGAAGCGCGCCCGGGCAAAGTTCCCCGGCGACCGCATCATGGGCCTGGCCCTGGCGGAAGAGTTCGGCGAGCTGATCAAGGCCATGCTCGACGAGCCGGCGGCGAACGTCCGCAAGGAAGCGATTCAGACCGCCGTGATGGCCGCCCGCGTGGTGCTCGATGGCGACGGCTCAGTGAAAGAGTGGCGCGCCCAGCAGGGCCTCGACCAGATCGGAGCTCGACATGCATAAGCCCATCACCTCCACCGTCATGAACTGCGCCCTTCAGGCCGTGATCTGGCAGCCCTATCTCGACGATCGCGGCCCTGGCGAGCCGGCCATTCTGGTAGAGCGCGACGCCAGCGGCCTGCTGGTCCTTACCCAGGAAGGCCGCCAGTTGCTGATACAGACCGAGACCCTGCCTGCCTTGGTCAAGGAACTGAAACGCTTATCTACCGGAGGTCAGGTATGAAGATCGAATCTACTACCGTCACCAAGCTGCTGATCACTGACCTTATGGGCGAACCCTACAAGCTCGACCCGGTTACCGTGTTCATCGAAGACCTTGGCGTGCGCGCCGAGAACGAAGGCCGCAAGTCACGCCAGGGCAAGATCACTATCGAATGCTACGGCGAGTCCTGGGCGACGTACTGGGGCAGCATGGGCGACCGCACTGTGGCGCAGTTCGTGGCCGACGAGAGCGTCGACTATGTGGTTTGCTGCCTGCGGCGAGGGGTTGGCCTGGAACCAACGGTTTTCTCTGGCGAGGCGTTGGCGAAAGCCGTGCGCAAGATAGCCGTTGGCTGCCGGCGAGGGCGTGAAGCCTGGCGCTACGAATGCGGCCACCTTGACCAAGACGAGGCACGCCGAATCTACGACGACGCGGAATGCCTGCAGCAGTTCGAAAGTCCTGAGTCGCTGATGCACAGCCGCGAGGCTGACGAGGTGCTGACAGCCCTGTTCGGTAGCGAATGGCATTACGCGGTATCTGATCATGCCTTTGCACCCAACCCGCGCTACGAATACCTGACTCGCGTCGTCTCCGCTGTTCGTGACGCATTACAGGGGCTGGAGCAGAAACAGGAGGCGGCATGAACCACCAACCCAAGGCCGGCCGCTGCCGCGCCTGCACCAAGCTCTGGGAGGACTGCAGCGCTTTGCCGTTCGAGACGATGCCTATCCATCGCCAGGATGGTACTGACGCGATCGTGATCTGCACCGAGTACGTCAAGGGTGCCAATGTGGTGCCCTCGAAGTCACCCGCAACTGCACCGCACCGGATCTACCTGAGCGGACCGATGACGGGGCTGCCCGACTTCAACTATCCAGCATTCAACGCCGAGGCCGCCCGCTTGCGCGCCCTCGGCTATCACGTCGAGAACCCAGCCGAGAACCCGCCCCAGGATAGCTGGGAGGCATACATGGCCGTGTGCATCCCACAGATGGCTAACTGCGACACGATCGCCCTGCTGCCAGGCTGGTCGGAGTCGCGTGGCGCATTGCGGGAACGGCAGGAGGCGGTACGCCTCGGCATGACGATCACACCAGCGGCGAAGATCATCGCCAGGAGAGTGCACCATGAGCATGTCACAGTCCCACGCAGTGAAACTGATCAACGCCCAGGCGGCCGGTATCACGTTGGCGCGAGCGGTTGA